GTTTGGCTGTCTTGAGTCCAATAGCGGGGTTCATCTCCACTGTCACCACCTGAATAAAGCGGTCCTTCAATTTCTGTTGGATTTTCACGATCAAAATGAATTCCCGTTTCCAAAAGGAAAGGGGCTTTCAACAAAGCCCAAGCGGTATCAAACGCCGTCATTAGTCTCCACCACACTTTCTCGCATCTAATAAATCTAAAATGGCATCGGCTTCACAATGCTTACAATGATACTTACCTTCAAATTGAGGGTTATGAACTATGGGCTTAATGCACTTCATAGATCATCCCTCACAGGCCATGTTTTCTTATCGCCCCAAAGTGGACCTGACATTTCGTTAAGACCATTCGAAGGAGTTAATCTGTATTCTCCCTGTTCGTGCAGTATGCGAGCCAACATATCATACAACGCCGTCGCATACCCTCTTCGCCGGTATTCTTCATCAACACCCGTTCCGTGTGCATAAAAATCATCTTTGTTCGGATATTCTTGACCAATATGACTTATTGCACGATCTCCCAGATTATACATTGAATCATTAGGATGGTTTATTCCACCTTTAACTTCACAATTTTGATCATATTCGAGGTCGAGGTCAAACTCAGCCCACATATCCATCTCTTCCGTCGTTTTAGGGTCTTGAAATTTTGCCGAATATCTAATCGGAACATCTGCTAATGGCCTGTCTTGCTTGAAAGAACCTGGAACAATGGGCATCTTCAACAAAGACCACGCTTGATCGAATGCTGTCAAAACCACACCGCCTTCAATTTGCTTTTGGTTTCATTGTATTTGTTTTTAGCGGCAACCTTCAACGTTGGATTCTTTATTTTGTGTGCCAACTTTCGTGCCGCCTTGAGTTGGCGAAGAGTCACGCCACATTCAATGCCTCGCTTCTTGCACCACTTGACTAAATCCTCAGTAGCAAGGTTCGCCCCAGAACTCTCAACAAACGGACAGCCACCAAGACCGCCAATGCTGGAATCAAATTCTCGAATCCCACTGGCATAACCAGTCGATACATTTTCCATAAGGTGCTGACCATGATGAAGATGCAGCGATAAATTGTTGGTAAATAACTGCGCCAAACTAACGCACCATGAAATGTCAAATGGTTTTGCCGTTCCCTTCGTATCGCATAAAACAATACGATCACCGAACTTCAAACCAACTTGGATTGCCGATGCAAGTTCCTCCCTACCTGCCTCAAACGATTCCGAGATATATACTCGAACTGATTCTTTAGGAACGCCATGCAATGCAACAGCGTAATTGGCGATGATTTGTTTTAAGTTCAAACCATAATTGGCTACATTAAAAGAATCCATCGGTGAGAAGAATATATTGAATTGTTCCATCCCAGAATTAACTGCACGTTCATATCCTCTTTTGTTGGGAATAAGAACTGAGAAGCCCGTCTTATCATCAAAGGCTTTGCACACCTGTTCAGCATCAGCCATATTCGGAACGGCCTTCGGATGAACAAATGATGCAATCTCAATTTGAGTCAAGCCAGCATCACGGAGATGTTTGATGAGTTGGATTTTATCATCGGTGGATGGAACGTGCGGCAGGTTTTGTAGCCCATCACGTGGTCCAACTTCAAATATCCGAATCATCACCACGCCTCCCCTCTATCCTGTGAGATAAAAGGGTCAGCCATTGGTTTCTGTCGATTCATAATACTTTCAACCCATTCCTGTTCCATTTGTTGGGCTTCATCAGGTAAGCCCATTCCTCTCAAATCTTGGTGGTTTTCCTGTGCTTTGAGTCGTAAATAGTCTTGCATCAACTGGCCTATGGATGTAAAGCCCAATTCGTTTAGCATACGTTCTAATGGGTGAAATTGATCTCGGGGGTTGTAATCAACTTTCTTTCGAGGATGTTCGACCACATTAGTTCCCAAGTCAGTAAGTGCTTGACCCAATTTAGCAACCCGTTGAACCCCCGATTCCTTATGTTCATCGAGCATATCTTCAATTCCCTGATGGGCTGCTGAATCAGCATCAAACGAATTTCGGGCTTTTCTTGCCGGAGTAAGTGCTACTGCGTGACAATTCATACATTGAAGCGACTGTTCATCCACTTGCACCATCATAGGCATTTTACATTCAGGGCATTCCCATCCTTTCGCTGGCATCTTAATCAAACTCCATACTTCTTCAAACGCCTTCATTGCTTATCCCTCATGTTTCGGGCTAATTGACACGCAAGGCGTATCTTGGAAGTCGATTGAAGATTCCATAAATCATCAACTTGTAAATTAAATCGAGATTCAGCATGACGGCATAGTTGGTGACGGCTCATAGAACCAAAATCGGAATCTATCTTAACGCCCAGTAATTCATCATCGACTGGCCGTATCATTCGAGAATCCATCCAAACATATGTTTTTTCCATTGATCGGATGCAGAAACGATAGAACCATTGAAACATAATCAGTCGCCTCTCAAATCACGTTCATGGTCGGACCATTCCTGTGTTGTTTTCCCGCCATGCTCGAAATCATCTTTCTCATCATTCCAAACACCAGGTTCAGCAGGGATTAAATCTCTTTGCTCAATCATTTCATTGAAACGCTTTACCTTTTCAGCCAAATGGAAACCTTCTGGCGGTGCTGTATCATCTGCATATTTATCATCAGGGTCGTTTGGATCTTCAGGGTATCTTTCATTTATCCAATCTAATTCAGGGAATTCAGCAAAATACTTTCCTCTCGCTTCTCGCCAATCATCCCAACAGTCGCAACCATCTTCTTCTTTAATATCGGAGTCCTCAATATAAGGGTGAACTTTTCCTGTGACTGGATCGGCTTCACCATCTTGAGGGCAACGGTCACTCGCTTCTCTCATCAACTTTTCAGTTTTTGCTTTATGGTTTCCCGTCGATTTAGCACGTTCCATAATCGTTGAAAGAGTTGGCCGCAAGAACGGTTGTTCTTCATCAAAGCCCCAAGTATTACCTCGTTTGCCTTCTTCGGAATCAGATCCCCCTTTGCCCCAATCATAGGCTTCAAAGTATTTTGCACCTTCTTGAGAGCCTTCATCAGCCCACACGTTATTCGGATCTCGACTTTCACGGCCTTCGCCAACATCATTGCCTCGCCCTTTAATTTGATTTGGGAAAAGACCTCGACTCGCCATCAACCCGAGATAATCTTTTGTTGCTTGACCGCCCGTTGGCTGAATCCCAAAATCACTCCGATGCCAATAAGGAACGCCTGTTTCTGCATCAACCCAGGGTCTGGTATGATGAGTTTCCTGACCCTTTTCATCTGTTCTTACATTAGCCAGTTGCCGCCCATCTTCGTCTTTAGCCGATGGAAGCCAGCCGCTACGGTAGCCACTCTTTCGACCTTCCTCGACCATAGCATCCAAAATGCTCGACGCAATTCCTTGCCTACGCATTTTCTTAGGAGTCCAGACTTGATGAAGGCGACCATTATCGAGAACTGCGGCAGGGTCTTGTTGTTGCCCACCAAAGAACTTTTCTTTATGAGTTTTTATTCCCAAATGATTCATAGGGATAAAACCCTGAGTCATGCTTCCATCTCTCAAACCACTTCCAAAAATCCTTCTGGAGTTCCGATCCTTCTCCCTCGCCTCTTCTGTGGCTTTGAATGGTTTGTTTATGACAATCGGCAAAGTTTTGCCAGATTCCTCATCTGCATAATCTCCAATCATACGTTTGTTCGGCATAAACCGATCATCTTTAGGCTCACGTGTCTCATAACCTTCTGTAAAATTATAGCGTTTCACATCTTCTGGTGTCATTTCACGGACACTATCTCGAACAAAGGGCATCTTAGTTATCGAATCCCATGACCTACGAAAATAATCTTCCATTCCCTTTGGAGGCTTACCATACATTGCTTTCATTTTAGCACGTGCCGCACCATCAGCAGCAAGGCTTTCAAAAATCTCCTGTTCTATTTCATCCGAAACATCACTGGTTTCGCAAAAACCATGTTCACCACCACATGAGCAAGGGCAACAGTCCTCCGCTTCATCTGGCATATTATGACCTCTTAGGCCACACTTCCAACAGGTTTCACAGCATTCCTCAGCCTCATGACTTTCTTCATACCCTGTTGCACATTTGCCACATTGAACCGTTCCATCATCATTTTCGACAAGAGGATGTATTTTTGTTATGGATTCCCATGATTTGTTAAAGTCATGACTCGCCATAAATTGGCTCAGTAGGCAACTTGAAATAAACCCATCCCAACTACTTAACATAACCAATAACTTTTTTCCAGATTTTTTCCTTGTAGCATCCAGCGTCAATGGCGGCCTCAGCAAAAAAAAAAAAAGTATTCTCCAAACATACCCCTGAAAGGCGATAAACGGGGTGCTGCGTGGCATCGGTGGGTGGCTACACCCAGTCCACAGGCTTTCAGTGATGCCTTCATGGTCAATGGGCGGGTCGCAGACCCGCCCCAGTCGCCCAGTGTGCAGGTTTCGAGGTTGATCGAAGGCTCAGTGCAGATGAGTAGCAGAACGGGTGTCCTTCTGCACTGATAAACCAACGCTCAGTCACCTCTTTTTCCAGGCTCACCCAGTCTGTTGCGATGCTCAGTTCATTCTGTTGTTATGGCTTGCATTCTGTGGCGATAGGTCGGTGTTCTGTGGCGTTATCAGCACACCCAGTCCACCAGTTAGGCCAGCACCCAGTCTATCCCTACAAACACGCTCAGTTAGGCTCTAAATGGCTCAATCTGGCTCGATTCCAGCACCCACCCAGTCAAGATCGGACAGAAACACCCAGTCGGACACCTAAAAACGCACCACTAAGCCCCTATCAAGACAAAATATCGCAACATTTGTCCAGGATTCGGTGTAATAAATCATCACACCCACCAACACGGCAGGGGTGTTGCAGGTGCTTGTTTATGGTCGAAAAGAGGTGTGGATTTGATGCCAGATTGGAGGTGCATATTAGACACGATAGACATAAAGGACATAGTTGTAAAGGAATAGACAAATAATACATGACAAACAACAACATATTTTCTCTCTATACCTCTCTCTTTTCCCCTTACAGCGAGCCTGTTTAATGTCCTCTCTCTTTGAGAACATGGGGAACATGGGGAAGGTGTCTTGATGGGTTGTCGAGATGCCATGCAGTATAGCGATGGTGCTACTGGTCATGCCTGTCTGTAATGGTGTCCTTAGTGTCTTTAGTGTCGGAGAGATTGATATACCCTACATGGTGTGGTGGGGGATAAGGGGGCAGACGATATGAACAGCGATGCCACCAATGGAAGTGAAAATATGGATATAGAATGGAAAAAGATAATGGATAGCAATGTGGGTCGTTTTGCACTTGAAGAGACAAGTGGAACGCCTCATGAATCACCGGATGAAACAACCTATCAGGTTTATCTGGAAGTCAAAGAACCGGCTAAGGAGGGTGAACTGGCAACAATGGAATGGATTGATATTGGCGGACTATCACTACAATATGACACCGAAGCATCTTACACACCGCATCATGGCAACACCTACCATCGATCAAACCGTCAATACTGGTGCTGGTTAAATGTTGAATTCAAAGGCATCAGTATGGACCAATTACCAACTGACCGAGCAATCGAATATACCCATAGTGGATATTCTCGCTCAAAAACACATAAGCATCCAAGAGGATATGTTCATCCCTCCGATGCTATTACTGCTATGTTCCCTGCTGACCAGTTCGGAACTTACCTCACCGCCTTCAAGCACTTTGTCAAGGTCGTTGCACCCTTTGTCGAGCAAGCCATGAGAGAGGATGAAGGAGAGTTGTTCAATCCCTTCACTATGGAAACCAGATTGTCCTACAAGCAATATGGCGATAAACCACTTAGACCGATGCTCGTTCAAATTACTGATGATGAAGAGATGTTGAGAAGCATATGGGATGATTCATTCAAATTGCTTGCAGGTCGAATACTGCCTGTTGATTCTTTCATTCTCAACCATCGTGATGTTCACCTTCGACCTCAACAACCTCATGTTAGAATCGACCAATCGGTGACTCAATCATTTGGTATGCGTTCCGGTGTTGGATTGCCACCTCATTGCTACACAGTCATTACAGGCTATCAAGAATCCCTTTGCTGTGAAGATTGCGACACGGATTGGATTGAGGCTGATATGCCAGAAAGACACATCAAAAACAATGTCTGTGTTTCCTGTGCTGATGAGCGTTCCCTTGAAACACCTATTGAAGCACCACCTATTGAAGCACCACCAACTACGCTTGAGATGATTGCTGACTACCGCAATAGGATTCTAACTGGTGAAAACTCAACGCTACGGTGGAATGATGTTGTTGCGGAACTGGATAAGATTCTGGAGGTGGTTGAATGATATTCTCTATCATCGCCTTTGCTCTATTCATGGCAGTATTCCTTGTAGCCAATGTTGCTACTACTGGTGCTGAAACCATTGTTCTCAAATTGACTCTTCATGCTGATGCCGAAGCCGGTATTCCCGAAGAGGATCGTAATGGGAACAAATGGTCTATTGAACAATTGAATGTTCTTCGAGCATTCGCTAAGGCCATCTGGGAACATAAGTCTGGTGGCAAGCCTATCTCCATTGCTGTATCAGCCGTAGCAGGTTCAGGTAAGACCTCCCTACTGCATGGCATGACTCACGTTGTTGCTAAGTTAGCCCCAGAACTATTGACAGCCATGACCGCATTCAATACTCACATTGCTCAATCCTCTAAGGATATACTCATCCAGTTCAAATCAACTGATGGATTGAATGTCAAGATATTTGGCAATCGCAATACTGTCAATGCTGGTGGTCATTCATTGTTGATGAGTAAATCAACCGCCGAAGGATTTAGCAGAATCGAACTCAAGTCATATGGTGATGATAGGTATGTTAGAATCGCTCGTTTGACTCTTGCAGGTTGGTTGGGTCGTGATGATAGAATCGGCCTCCTTGAGCAAGCCCGTAGTGCTATGGAGGTCAAGACCACATCTCATGCCTTCAACAACATGATCGGAGAAGGATTAGTCAAGGGCTGTCAAATCTTGATGGATGAGGGCTTTGTTCCAGAACACACCATTGACCGTGAAGTTCCATTGACATACACCCCTCCAACAGTTCATGAGGATGATGTGAAGGCCGCTACTGCAATTATTCATCGAGTCGGTATCAATCAATCCTGGAATGAGAACCCTGCTCGCAATCTGGGCGATAGTTCGGTGATGGAGTTGCTTGTTGAGATCCTCGCTGTCGCTATTGAAACCGCATTCATGAAGGTCAAATTATTGCCATACTGTGGTGATGGAAAGTCACACATGGATGCTGTCGTTCCTCAAAAGGATGGTAGCGAGAGATATTCAAAGTGGCTTGATGCAAGGCCAGTTCGCAAGTTCATTCACATCAATACAGATGTTTCAAAGCACACAGCAGCAGCATTCATGATTGTTGAGAACGCTGGATGTCAGTTCCCTCCAAAGGGTGAGCAATCCTCCGATCTCAAAACAACCTCCTTTGAAACATCAAAAAAAGTTGTTGTCAAGGAATACAAAGGTCACACCATTATGTCCTTTGAGAATGGTGGTCATATCACCAGAATTGGCGGTAAAGGTGCTGGAACTCAGTTCGGAAAGAAGGGAACACACATGGTCGATGGCGAGAATATCAACACATGGCGACACTATGACTCCAACTTGGGAACTGCTGTTATCAAGCCTAATTGTATTGGAAAGGTGCTTGCTTTGCTCTCAAAAGAGTTCGGTGATGAACTGGATAACCAACTGGATGTGGAGATTGAATCCGTTGCTTATGAAGCATCATCAGGTAGCAAAGGAACATTGATTCTCAGCATGGCTGACCAAATATACCTCCCTCATGCACTTGACCTTCAAATCCCAGAATATGAGAAGGCTGATGTTGTATTTGTTGATGAAGTTCAAGACCTCTCAGTTCTCAAGGCTCAACTTGTTTGGCGACTGGTGAAAGAGGATGCTCACAAAGTAATTTGCGGAGATTTGCGCCAAGCAATTTATTTATTTTGCGGGGCTTCGAGTCAAGCATTTGAGGACAATGCAGCCAGTATTGATGCTACCTTCTATCCACAGACTATCTGTTGGAGGGGAACTGATATGGTCGCTAAGACGGCGAGATATGCTTGCTCTCGCTTTGCTGATATTGCACGTGGATATTGGTCAGGTATCGACCTCCCTGATTATGATGCTCACCGTTCACCTCTTGAGGCAGGTTATGAATTCTGGCCGAAGGGTGCATTGCCGTGTCAAATCACTGGCGATGAGATCGTAAAGGCATATCATAAATCCAAAGCACTTCATGGTGATGAAACAACCTTTGGCCTTCTTTGTCGCCTCAAAAAACCTCTTGCAGATTATATTCTAACCTTCATCAAGAATGGCATTCCAGTATCAACTCCGGCTACTATTGGCGGTTCACTGGGATTGGTTGATGAAGCATTTACTGTCGCTAAGAAGTCAAGAACTGGCTCGCTGGATGAATCATACAAGAATGTTAATTCAAAGACCATGATTGGTCTTGGATGGCATAAGATGGCAACGATGAAAATAGGTCAGCATTCACTTCTTTTGCGTGACTTAGAGAACATCAAGAATGTAGTTATTGGAAAATATACAGACTTGTTCAAGGGTGATACAAAGGCAATGGCTCAGGCAACAGCATTTCAAGATGTGATGGGTCAAATTGAACTCCTTGTAGCATTTGTATCACTTCACAGATCGAAGGGAACTGACTCAACACCAAAGGGAAAGAATCTCGCTGATGCTCTCATGAACTGGGTCAAGGATGAACTGTTTAGTGAGCGAGGCGGCAATGCTGTTCACATCGCTACTATCCATCGCTACAAAGGTGATGAGGCCGAAGTTATGTTCATCGTTCAATCTGTTGCAGGTGAAGACGATGATGGCAAGCCTCAAGTTATGGATTGCTTCATGAATAAGCGAGCCTGTGAAGCATCTCCTGAGTCGGCGGTCAATGAAGTATCAATGGCCTATGTTGCATATACAAGAGCGCAAAAGCAGACCATCGTTGTTAATGCTGAACTCAATGGTCAAGTCTGTGAAGATGTTGAGAAGCGTCTTGAAACGGCGTTTAACCGTGATGAAGTGGGCATGATGTCCGATACTCCCACCGATGATGATTCATCGCCACAGGACAGCCCTGAGAGCGATTCTGGCGGCGACTCCGAATATGTTGAAGTTGAATATCACGATGGGAGAGTTGATACAATGACCTTAGAACAATTTGATGAATTTGATGAGATTAACAAAGGAACTAATCGCACTATCAGTGGTTATACAGATGAAACAAAGGAGATACGCCACATGAGGGGAGATGAAGTGGCAGGGATATTCTATGAGGCCAATGAAGCACCCTTAGAGGCCGAAGAAGCACCTATCCTACCTCAAACAGCACCAGAACCTTTCATCCTCTTGAAGCGTGGTGCTATCAAAGACGGTAGCATCAAGGCGAAGATGCACATTGATGCAAGCATTACTGAGCCAACTGGCAAATCCATGTGCGGCAAATCCTATTCAATTCATCCAACTCTCAACAATCCTAAGTCGGAATGGATCGGCGGAAAGATTGGTTCAAACAGCACACATACTCATCCATCTGGTGGCCGACCTCTTGAATCAACGGCTGATACTGAGATTAGCCTTCGCACATCATATATGCAGGGATGGGGCTACAATGCTCGCAATGTTTCAACCAATGTGATGAGCGAGGATAACTTCTGTAAGAACTGTGTCAAGAAGTGGATAGGCGAACATGGCGCAGGTGCTATTCACCCAATCCTGGCATCTATACCAGTTCAAGAAGGGCTTCTCAATGAGGTTCTTTTTGAAGTTCAAGATGTTAAAGAATCTGGCGATAAAAAGTATTGCGTTCTTGCTATTATGATGCCCGCCACAGGAATTAACAAAGACACGAAAGAGGTTTTTAGAACTGAGTCTTGGTCAAGTCGTGCGAACTTCGTGACCTATGGAATCAATGATGAAGGGCTTGCTATGCGTTCAAATCATCTCAACAGCGAACCCTATCGTGCAATCGAGGCCAACAACGCCAAAGGATGCTCACAGGGTAGCAAAGAGCGTTTCAAATCAATGACATACCAATGGAGTCTGGAACTTGAAACACAGATTACCTGTAATCAATTCAAACGCAATGACAAAGGTTCAATCATCATTCCTCATAATCACGATCTCCTAAAGGGCATTGACATAACAGACCTGCAAGGGGATGTTGCAGATGTTGTCGCCGCCTTTATCCGCCGATACATGGTTGCTCGTTGCTTTGAAAGTGGAACTCGAAAGGGTGCTATTGCAGAAGGTCAAACCACATGGAATCGTATGGTGAATGGTCATACAAAGAAGGATGGCGAATGGGTTATCAAAGTGACCGATAGACGACCAGCCTCGAAACAGGAATGGCTCGCCCTCCCCGAAGAGGCTTCAAATACCCTATCGGGTGTGGATGCTGATAGCGGAGAGGTCGAATCGACGCAACAGGAAGTGAAAGAATGAGGAAAATAGAGACAGGAAAAAGCGAGAACACCCACAGTTGGGCTGGACTCAATTGCGTTGATTGTAATTCCAAATACCCTGATGGCAAATGCTGTGAATGTAGTGTTCCAATCTGTGCGGGTGAGAACTCCGATCAACTCAGTTGCTACTCCACGCCAGAAAATCATGGTGGGGATGTAGTATGGTGTCAGTCTTGCGCTATGAAAGAAGATACAAAAACAGTCGAAATGTCAGTTGATACAGACCCGCATTACAACGTGAAAGACCACAAATGTAAGGCGTGTGGTGAGATGAATACTGGGGATAATACTTGTCAGGGTCCATGCGGCCAATGCTGGTCATGCAATTGCGATTGCGATATTCTTTCGCCTGAGCAACGGGCAATAAATGATTTGACAACTGACATTGAAGGAGATCGAGAACAATTGGTTTTCGTCTTAAAACAGATTTCCGAACTTTCCGATGAAGCCCTGCGCCTCTCAACACAGATTGCTGAGAAGGAATTCCAGTATGCCAAGCATCGCCATCTTGACAAGGAGGCAAGCGAATGAGCCGCACACCAGATTTCACCACGCCTGTTGAGGATATGTCAATCGAGGATTTGACTTCAAATCTTGAAGCACTTCTCTCAGCCTCCATTGAGGCTTGCGATATTCAAGAACTCATGACCATACACACCGCATTAGGTGGTGCAAGGCATACGGTCACAGAAACCTGTGATGGGTGCGGTGGCGAGATTATTCCAGATGATGTGGAGGAACTATCCTTTGTGCCTGAGAACGGCCTGTGTGCGATGGAACTACCTCAATGCCATGCAGAACGTATTCATGGTGAAGTAGCGACAGAATCATTGTATGTGATGATTTGTAGCGAGGGCGGTATTCCCGAAGTGGGTTTTACCTGTTCCTCTCTTGAAAGAATGAAACGGTATTGGAATCTCCATCTGGCAGGTGATTTCCAAGACAAGGTTTGCGATAGCACCGAAGTTCATGTTTCTAAGTCATTCGAGCAGGGCTACTTTTCTTATCATAAGTCGGAGTATCGTTGGACCTGCGTTGATATGCGAGGTGAATACTGATGGCGGCTGAGTATCAAAACATCTCGGCTGATGAGATGGAGGAATTCATGGTCGAACTGGGGCTTGCTCAAGCGGAACCAGGACACCCATGCAATGAAACCGTCTATGAAATGCCATATGGCGAAGGATTCCGAGTTCGAGTCTATTCCACTATTGCTAATGGATCGGGCAGAAAAGCGGGTGGCGATGCAATCCGTGTTCTGTGCGTCAATGAGAAGGGGCAGGGATTCCACAGCACCACACGTGTTCATAGGACACAGAATTGGCGTAAGAACCTCCTGAGCCGCATTGATGGCATCTTTGCCTCTATTCCTAAGCCTATGACCTGCACGTGCGGAGATGGCATCCTATTGCCTAAGAAGGGCAAGCATGGAGTATTCTTGGGTTGTTCATCTTATCCAGAATGCCGAATCACCAGACAGATACCGATTCATAAGTTGAAGGAGGGTTCTCAATGAATCCACTTTACTTCAAGAGAATAGGCGTTGCTAAATTGTTCGACCCAGAATCTCTATCCTGTGCCTCATGCGATTGCGGAGATGATGATCGACAAACATTGTTTGAATACCCCCTCAAATCCGATGAATGGTGGTGTGCGACTTGTTTCGAGCAATACCACCACTTGACCTGGAATCCTAAGACACGACGATGGAATAAGACACGTTGCGAATGCCACAATCAAATCGAAATATACCTTGATGATGGCAATAGTTCATGGGTCTGTCCTGTGACAAAGGAGGCATCACAATGACTCGCAAGTGGATATTGATTCAGCCTGATGGCGAGTCCTCAGTTCTCCCAGTAGGTGAGAAGTGGGCTGATGATGAACCAGACCTCGCAACGCTACAAGAGGCCGTAGGAGGACTTATCGAGTATGCCCCTGACTTCTATACTCAAGGCGAACTCGATATTCCCTTTGTTGATACCGATCTCTTTGGGGTCGATTATCAAACGACAGGAAAATTATGTGAGATTATCATGAATGAGGAATCTAAATTGCCATACATGAGCCTCAATACAGATGAAGAACGAGATGAATACCTCAAAGAAAACATCAATCCCATCACGCATTTATTCTATCCGCATGACTTTGTTTTAGGCGATGTAGTAGTTGTATTGGAGATGGAGGATTGAAAAATGGTGGATTGTAAATACAAATACTTTACGTGCTTGGGTATAGCCACTGACCAAAATAAACACGGAGTATGGATGTGCAAAACCTGTCTCAAAGAATGGTCGAGTAAGAATAAGCAACCGAACAAGAAGGGGTATTAACATGAACGATTGGGAAGATATTGAACGCAAATTAAAAATTGAACATGGGTATTACAATATCCTTGACGGCCAGATTTACTATGAGGGTGACATTGTTCCGATCTATAATTATGATTCTGGAACGGCCTATAATGGAACGGTCATTAAAACTATCAAACCTGGATTTGAAGGGCTGGTGAAGATCAAAGAATCATTTACGGGAGGAAAGTCTGTAATTACAACTTACTCCATAGGGATTGGCGATGATGAAATCGAGAAGTGGGTTATGCAACCAATACCGCCCGACCCCAGTTGCTACATCATTGCCCCTGAACCTGTGGCGTGGCGTTGGCAATACGCAATGGGTGAAATTGTCAAGAGCGATATAATTAGACTCTCAGCACGTGCTACTGACGAAGATGGTGACGAGTTCGGCTTAGAGGCATAAGTGAGCCTTGATAAGAAGGACATTGATACGGTGGGATTATGCAGCCAGCATCAAACGGGCAACAGCCTGTGTATATCATGCAAAAGGGAACTGAACAAACAAATGGTTCAGCCGCCCAAAGAAATAATATCCAAGCCGCCAAAGCGGTTGGCGATGCAATCAAATCAACTCTTGGACCATTAGGTATGGATAAGATGTTGATCGACCCTACGGGAAATGTAATCATCACAAACGATGGAGTATCAATTCTCCGAGAGATCGGAATCGAACATCCAGCCGCTAAGATGATTGTTGAAGTGGCTAAGACTCAGGAAAGCCGTTGTTTTGACGGCACTACAAGTGCGGTGGTATTATCTGGTTCACTTCTCGGTGAAGCGGAACGTTTGCTGGATAAAGGCATCCATCCTACTACAATTTGTAAAGGATTCCGAATCGCTAAGGATTTTTGTTTGACCGAACTTCAAGAACTCGCTGTGAATAATCGTAAGGAAATGGAGGATGAAGAAGGTAGTGGAAAAGTCATGGTGAAGGACATATCATATCATGCAGCATTCAGTTCTCTAACTGGCAAATCCGCCGAAGGAATTCAGCATAAATTGGCTCTCTTGGCTCAAAAAGTGGTGGGGAATGTCAATACAATAGACGATGTTCATTTCATATCAGCAAGCGGAACAAATGAAGAAGATACTCATTCTATACCTGGTATTGTCATTGAGCGTGATTTGGCAAGTCAAACAATGTCACGAAGCAATACCGATGCTAAGGTTCTCCTTCTCGATTGCGCCGTTGAGCCAAAGAAAACGAGCATGGATGCTCAGGTTCAAATTACCAATCCATTACAGGTTGAAGAATTCCTTCGCCAAGAAGAAGATGCAATACGGGATATGGTGGAACTAATTCATCAATCTGGCGCAACGCTTGTATTAACTCAAAAGAAAATTGATGATTTGGCTTTGCATTACCTCAAGAAGCATGATATTTCAGCCGTTCATTCAGTTAAGAAATCCGATCTCGATTCAGCAAGTCGCATTTCAGGGGCAAACATTGTTTCGAGCCTAAGCAATCCAATTGATGATTTTGATTTAGGAAAATGTGGATTCATGGTCACAGACCGATTCGATTTTGATTTGGTAATGCTCACCAATACAAAAGACTCATCGCCAATTCAAACGGTAATAGCCTGTGGTGCAACCAGTCATGTTGCCGAAGAGGTTGAACGTGCATTAGAGGATGCTGTGGGCGTTGCGTGGTTGATGAAGAACGATGATGGAATCTTGTTGGGTGGTGGTGCGACTCAGGCATTCTTGTATAATTCATTAAAGAAACATTGCAGACCCGAAGGGCGAGTTCAAATGGCGGTGGATGCTTTCGCTGACGCTCTATTACAAATCCCATCAGCGATTGCTGAAAATGCAGGTCTTGATCCTGTGGATGAACTTTTAGATTTGTGCAAGAATAGTGCTGATGGAAACTATCGGTATTTTATTGATGTTGAGCCAGAAGGAAAAGCGCACCCTCATGATGCTCTAAAGCAGGGGATCGTCGAACCAACAGCACTTCATCTTCAAGCATTAACCTCAGCAACAGAAGCGGCGATTATGGTTCTTCGCATTGATGATGTAATTAGAATGAACCCGTCACCTGCCGGTCCACCCATGCCTCAAATGTGAGAGGGTTTAATTGGGAATACCCGTTCCTTCTAATTATGGCGAGAACAAAAAGAGTTCGAGTAAAGATAATTAAAATGCTGGAAGAACAAGGAGATTTAACAACCTCCGATATTTACGGCCAACTTAATGATTCTGGAAGCAAATTTGCTATGCGTCATGGTTGCACCAAAAACAGTCTAAACAACGTATTGGGTAAAGAAGCAATTTTCATAAAACTCATCGATCACCATCATTCCGATGCCCCGCAGGTTGTGTCGGTGAGAGGCGATAGGTATAGGATTTCCATGTGGCGTTTGAATCATCCTCTCCTACTATTGCATCCAGAACTGAAATCCCAGTATGCGAACTCTTGGGGTTTGGCTAATAACTAAGTTGATATACCCTGCCCTATGTGGATTACTTAACCGTGAAAGGGTAAGTGATTGATTATGAGTCGAAAAGATATAACCGAAGCAGCAGAAAACGTAGGACTGAGCGCAGATATTGGACCAGTATTGAAATTGATGGGTGATGTATTCACCAAGCAATGGCAATCGGAACATGGAGTTCATCTCAGTGCCGAAGAACGAAAGGAACGTGGAAAGAAACCAATTGCTGAGGTTCAGCAATCCGATATTCAAATTCGAGTCGGCAACCAATTATTCACAGTTCAACCAACCGATGAAAGCAAAGCAATGGTATCAATACCAGTCGGTTTGAGCGACAAAGCAACACCGGCAACTATTCCGAGAGAATGGTTGATTGGTATGTTCATAGATGCAATGATTGTAATGTGTGAGGGTGATGCAACAATCGCTATCAAATATACACAGGGTATCAATGCGGCAATAAATCGTTCTATGCAAGTTGATGAAGAAGGCAAGATGAAGATTGACCAATCATCACTTCCAGAACCTCACCATGCAATAGAAGTTGCCGAGATGATGGAATCATTCCGAAGAACTTTCCGTAGCAAGTCTGCTGGAACTCCGAAATTACATTTCACCTTTGATGTTCAAACACTTGAGCAGGTTGAAGAACCAATTGTTGAAGAGGTTGTCGAGGCAAGTATTAGCCCTGCTGAACTTCTATCTCAACACGCTGATGCTTTGCTATCTGGTGATGAAGACCATCACCATTCACCGGAACTTGTCATTGGAGGCGGAACTACACCAACGGCTGAATTGGTCGCAGATGAAATCAAAATACACATTGAATCGGATTTAGAATATGCTGAACGTGTTGCTAAGGATGATGGGGGTTTTATGTTGGCTGACCCGACACCACCAGTGGATGAAATCAAAATACACATCGAATCGGATTTAGAATATGCTGAACGCATTGCTAAAGAAAATGAGATCGTGGAGGATGAAAACATCAATCCACATAATTTCAAGAAGGAAACCGTAGCCTGGATTAAGCATGAACTGAATGCTGAATACCACAGGGGCGCAATCACCATCAACGATGTTGCAGACCTCGCAGGTTGCCATGTTCAAACCATCAAGCGAGCATTGGATAAGTTCGAGGCTGAGGCCGATTACACCCATTGCCACACGGATGAATGGACTGAACTTGGATTTGAACTGGATGATACCGTCTTAGACGGCATTGACACACCCAAGCGACTTCTCATCACCTGTGAGCGTTCCCCAACGGGTCGTTATGCACGTGGCCGACCAATCCACTTCATCATCAGGCCGCAAGATGAATTACCTTTTGCTGGACCAACGGTTGATGAAGAAGAATCTCAAGAGATTCCAATTGAGGCAACAACAAACCTCAGCGATGAAGAATTGGTGGCTCAGGGTATCACAGTCGAACTCACGCCTGATGGCGTGGTGGCTCGCAAGGAGATACCGATTGAAGCATTGATTGATAGAGAGGCGGTAGTGGCTGAATTCGAGGCTATCATTGAAGACGCTGAACCGTATGAATCACCAGATGATGATCGGTTTGTTCCTTCCCCAGATATTGTTATTCCAATTACGGAATCAATACAGGTAATCGAAGAAGTGAAAGACCCTACGGGAAGACTTCACCTATGTATCAATTGTCCGGTCAAGGCATCTATGGAAATACTCACCGCCATTGGTGTTAGAAACTTCTGTTCGGAAAAGTGTTGGGCTGAATACACAGGCGAACCAGTCATGCCAGAAGGCCACTACGGGATGCAAGCGGAATATGATGAGGAACTTAAACTACAACGTGAAACGCCCGAACATGAATACCAGCCATACCCGTCAGGCATAGACTACGATCTCGGCAACGCAATGGGGTTTTGAAGTGAGGCGAGCCAAACAAAATAGTGGTCCAAAAACCACCGTCTATGAAAAGAAACCTAAGTCAAGAAGTGCCGCCAACAAAGTCTGGACTATGGTTCATGACGTATATGGCAAACCGCCTTCATGGATGCGAATGATCCCCGCCAGACGATGGTTTGAGAATCAAGAAGGCAACCAAGAGTTCACTAATACATCTCGATGGGAAATCTCATTTGATGATGAAGGAAAAGAACTATTGATTCTAACTGGACCCGCTAAACAGGTAGTTGAAACAACGCCGATGCGAGGTGCTTAGAATGAGCGATTCAATGATAAGTGCATTAACAAACATCATCGGCGTATTGGCCGAATGTGATGAAGACATAGATGGTGTCATTGTCGTGAACCGTGATGCTGTTATTGAAATCCTTCGTGGTGTCATTCAGGATGAATTGATGAGCAAAGGTATTCTAAAGGATGTGGCCGAATGACTCACGCCCCACTGGTTGAATTCCCCTTAGCACCACTTACACCCATTATGGTGTCATTCATGGTATGCAAGGAAAGCCGCCGATTTGTAGGCTCTTATGAGGCACGACCTGAGAAGGGCGATGTAGTAGCATTCATTCCCTACCTGGATTTGCCACACTACGCTCTCGATGAAGAACGAGCCATCGCTTTCATTGATTCAAACGGCTTTAGAGGTTGGATCGCAAAGGATGATGTATCGGCTAATTTTGACATATTAGATCCCACACACCCCTCTTGCGCTATTTTCTTTAAGTTATTCGAGCGTCAAGGGTGGGAGGCAACGCCGATCTTATGGTCGGCTATTGATTGGAAAAAGCATTTCATGTTAAGAACAGATGATGAAACATTTGACATAACTCCAACCTATTTCTTTGCTGATTGCGATTTAACAACGGATTGTAATTGGTGCGGCCATCCTCGAATGAACAACGGGAGAGGAAAGCCGAAAGAGGAAAAATGCGAAGCGTGTGAGTGGTCTAAAAAAGATGAGGAAATAGATAAGAAACTACGGACTAATCATCTAAAAGGTGAAGCCATCATCGAATTTGACGATAATTCAACTGGTTTCAAATTGACTGAGAACTGGGAGTGAAATTATGGTTGTATCTCAAGCAGCAATACCCGTTCTTGAGATTCCAGAAGAAAGACCAAGAAAACCCTCAGCGAAAATATCAAGGCTGTGGAAGTGCGGTCACGAAGTCAATATCGCTTGGGTTCTCGAAGGCTACCGTTATTGCCCCTATTGTGGGAGTAAATACCCAAAAAACAGAATCAATTTACTTGCACGTTGGGTTTCATATCAACGCTGGCATATCGCCTATCATCGCTTCGCAATAACTACCGAAGATATGATGAAGTAGGTGTGAGGCTTTAATTGCCAAACCCCTTTGGTTTGTCTAATGTGGCCTTTCCCAAAGACCCCCGATTTAGAACATAGGCTCAAGGTCAAACAAGAGCATGAATCATTCATTAAAGCATATGATGAGATTTTAGTTGAATTGTTTGCTGATCGAGGGATGCTTCTTGGCACATCCAGATATGATGATATGACAGGCGTTGAAAGGTTTGATGCTTTGAATGAAATTGACACCAGGATATTGAAAGTAAAGGATTTGAAAGAACAGGAGGAACAGAAATGCAAGCAAAATTCGAAATACTCTTAACTGATAAATCCGACATAGAAGATTCTATGTTCATACTGGTAAATGAACAACCAAACATTGTAATTTCGCCCTCCAATCATGCAGGTTGGAGAGAGGTGTTGTTTGGCATTCATAGTTCATTTGATGAAAAACCCCTTCTCAAAGATGCTGAGGAATACATGGTTGAGGAATTATCATTTAGACAAAACAACAACATGAGGGATTGGCGTTGGCATAAGGTTCACACCGATCAATCAGGCATGAGGTTCTTTTCAACTAATATCCGAAATACTCAGGAGGAAGAGGAATAATGCGTTTATTTGGGAGAACGTGCGCTCGAAGGGGATGTAATAGCCCTACAATATCTGGCTTTAGATTCTGTTTTGGATGGATAAAACACAAGAAATGCCTTCACGTTCATGATGAAAACTGCAAACATGGAGAGGAAGAATAACATGACTGAATTAAAATCAAAATGCCCCGATTGTGGCAATGACAATATGAAAGAGGTCGGAGAGAGATTCGATGCTTTATCCGAGAAGCGTAAGCAAGCCAAACAATGTTCCCAGTGTAGGAGGTGGGTGTTCAATGCCTGAGATGCCGTCACCCGACCAGAAGGATATTGAATGGGCGTATTACCTTTGGAACTCATTGTCTGTTGAAAATGGTCGATGGGTTTTACCTAATGTTGGGGCGTATATCCGAACTGGCGTAAAGGAATTAACTCTCCGTGAGATACACTTTTCAAAACCTCATGATACCAATTTAGAGCCTTCTGTGTTTGATAACCACCATTGGATTATGGCTCTCGCAGACAACATAGGATGGGATATTAAAGAAGAAGTGTTGTTGGCAACAGACAACGAAGGGGAAATCAATATCCCTGATGATCTTATCGGCATGGTGTCAATGTGCGCTGATCGATGTGGTGCGGTTTTCCGTGTTGAAGCCCTAAGTCCAGCGCAACAATATGTCAGGATTCAAGATTCTTTGACCTGTCCTTGCTGTGGCAATGAACAGGCAGTTGAACCACTTTTGAAATCAGTTCACATTGTTGTCGATGATAGAGGGTATGTGATCAATCAAACCAAGATTCAAGAAGAGGAAGAATGATGGCTGAGGATAATGACTTCAAATCGAGAGTGTTTGGTGTGATTCCAGCATCCTTTACTCCTGGTTTTGAACTCCACGTTATGACAAGTGAAGCCTACAATGCAAGAGTATTAAATTTGAGATTGAATAGAGTCATTCCCTCCATACGAGGATATACTGGCTATACTAAACAAGGATTTATGCTCTCAAGAGAAGAAGCACGTTCATTACTCGATAAGTTGGTTGAAGTCATTCATGATGATGAAGCATGGGAAGATGAACCTGATGAAATGGTGGCGATAGAAGATGATTGAGCGTTGGCAAGAACACCATAAGGAGATTATTTCTCAAATGGTTTGGCAATTAGATTTGCCAGAAGGGATTATTCCTCTTGTATATGATATTTGGAATAAGACTCGCTTGAAAGCGGCAAGAGTTCCGAAATCATTGATTGTCGATTGCGTTTATTTGGTAGCACACATGACGGGCAATCGGCGTTCCAGCAAAGATGTGAGGGATGCAGCGTTGCGTGTCATTGCTCGAAGAACCAAACCATTCAATCAAGATCGGAGAAGAGATAGTGTTCATTGGATTGAGCAAGATTGGGCTAAAGAGATTGTTTTAGAAATTATACCTGACGAAGAATCCTTCCAAGACTTTTTGGATAGGTGATGGTTTTTGAACTATCGGCAAATCGCTGAATCTTCGAGAGTATGTAAAGTATTACCACGTGACAAATCAAAAATCATCAAGAATCTCCTTCTGGCGTGTCCTTTGAATCAATGGAAAATTGCATACCTGTGCCACGCCCCATCCTCAAAGCATAGACTCTCCGATGAGGATTTGAGGGAGATTTATTTTCTATTGACCGATCTTTATCCAGAAGAAGTATCGGAAAATCCTAATCCAATTACCATGCTGGCTGATTTATCAAGAGCAAATAAAACGGTTGCGATTGTTGATCGAGCATTTGAAGTCACCAAAAGCGTTCTTGAATCCTGTGAGGATAATATACAGCGTTCCGCCCTGTTGCGGCCTTTGTTTTCACGGATAACTTCTCAAGACCTCATGTGCTTTTTCCTTCGATTAAGCAATCGTCAAGGTCCAATCAATCGTTATGATGTGACAAAAGCACTTGCTCATGCCAACGGGGAACTCATGCGTCACGTGCGAAAAGCCTCATTCCTTATTGGGTTGGAAAAAACCTGTGATCGATTATCAAGACAAGAAAGTATTCATGATGTTCTCAAACCTGCAATTGGAATGCCTATGATAATACCCTCTCCTTCAATCTGCAACATCCGTGATGTTCCTTTTGGAAAAACCCTTTTAGAGATTCCAGAAGGTGAACGAATGACTCTCCATATTCTCAAAGATGATGTGAGGATATACAATACAACTGGAACACTTCTCGACATTGAAGATTCAACTTTACAGATGATTGAATCAGCAGGGATAAAAGGAGGCATCTATCTTGTTGAATATGCAAGTGGCAGGGATATTGAAATGATGATTGTTGATTTATTAACACCATCAATAGAAACGATGCCATTTGAAAAGAGGCGTAAGATGATTGGTTGTAAGGATTGGGCGTTAAAACCAATGGTTGAAATTGAGGATGCTGCCTACTACTTGGAACACGTAGGAACAAAACAACCAGTTATCCTATGGAATGCAAATGGGATCCTTACTCATGAAAGTTCAGTATATGAAACTGTGTTGATGAACATTCATCAGGTGCATAAATCTGTATTCATGGTTATCGGTGGGCTATATGTAAAAGAGAACCCTCAATCCAGGCCAGTTCTTTCAAAATGGCGAATCGCTGTTCGAGATGGAGATTCTCATTACCCCGTAGGTTTAGTTGATATTGTTCCGAATTTATCTTTAATGCGTTTTACCAATCCTCATAAAATTGTTGAGGGCGAAGAAGTATCAATGAAAAGCCCCGTCTTTGTAAATGTCAAGGTTATATCGTCTGGATGGGGCGATTATGGGGCTTACATTCAAGGCGTAATTGAAAGTGTCGCCAGTAGTGCGGGTCTTAATGACTGTGTAGGTATTGACGAAATCGAAGCACTAACAAAAAGATGGGATGAAGAATATGGAGATGCTAACTGATTTGTGGTTGAACCTGACAAATTGGGCGGTTAAGAAGGAGGGAATACAGGGATGGTTGAGATTAACGCTGGTGATGTTCACGATCTCAACAATCAGCCTCGCACTTCTATTGGTGATACTGATTCTTTATCCGATAACATGGCTTTATCACAAACTGATTTGATGAATACTTTAATGTCGGCGTTGTTAATTCGAGGCAGCATACGCTGTCGCCTTTCAACCAAATTCAAATGCGGTTATGAGATTAGACCCATTGTTTGGTTTTCTAAAAGAATAAATGAAGTGGAAACAACATTGGGAGGCATCGGTTTAACATGGAAGAAAACCTTTGTTAAGACTGAGGACATAACTAAAATATGTTATTCCCTGTCCTCTTTTTTCAATCTTAGCCCCGACTCAAATGAACTAAAATTAGTGGCTTCTCTTAATGGAGTATTACCTCAGCCCCTTGATTATGAAGAGGTATTAGAAGCCCTTGCTCAAATCGAAGAATGTAGTGAGTCTTTAATAACCCTACCACCTTCGCATAAATCCCAACGGAAGTGAAAGACGATGATGAATGAAGGATTAAACCGAATAGCCAAGAACAAAGGATGGACCGAAGAAGAAACGCTCAAAGCGTTTTCCGAATTCGTAATGGAGAATTACCCTGAAATATGGACTCAGGCGGGGAAGGTTCTCGCTAATCTCGATGCGGAAGACATGGATTTCTTTTCATCAGCATTTGAAGTGAACACCGTAAGAAGAAAGGGTTCAGGTGGCGGTAAAGGCGATACATGGGTCGGTATGATAGTGGCTTATGACGGCACACGTGATATGATGCAACGCCAACGTGACACAGCCATTGAAGCGGCAGAAGTCAATCTGGGTCAAGCCCTTAGATATGGGATTCGACAAAATGATAAAACCGTTGCTCTTGGCCGTGTTGTCAAAGAAAACGATGATTGGATTGTTAAAGGTGCAGACGACTCTTTGCTTTACAAAGAATCCGTGACTGGCGATAAAACCCCACTTTGGGTTATCGCAATCAATAACGGTGCTGCTCACATCTGTTTGCTCAAGGCTGACAATCGTTCACCAAAGCGAGCATTCATGACCAAGCGCAAGTGGCTTTTCATCGGCAATACTCAAGAGAAGTTCCTAAGTGAAGGGGCTTTACCACCAATGATTCTCGAATGTTCCTTTGGTGCTGCTGAGGTTGAATTGGAAATACTACGCCCAATCTCTTTCAAAGCGGTAAAAGAAACCGCATGGAAACCAACGGGATCGGATGAACCAGACGAAGATCAATTGGTTGCATTAGATATTGATGCGACCTATGGCCTCGAATGGGCTGATGAAGAGACTCGCCCTAAACTTGAATCTTTGTTCTCCCCAGACCAATTTGTTGCTAATTTCATGCCATGTGTTGATTTGGCCGAAGTCTTTGACCACCATATGGCAAACCGCAAGGTTCTTTCATCTGGTAAGGATTTTGGACCTCTCTTTGCGATTAGTGGAACGGCTGATTATATCGACCATGCCGGTAAAGAGAATCTTTACACCGATGGCGGATTCAAGCATTCACTTACTCTTACCTCAAATAGCCTAAGACGTGAAGATGCCAACGCCAGCCTATGGATTGATGTTTCACGCTACCTCATTGAGAAGCAACACGCATTCCAAGTTAAGAAGGCAAATGTATGGCGAGATTATGCAAGTGGTAGCCGTGTATGGGTTATTGTTCGCTCTCGAACATGGCAAGGCACAGATGGCTCAGTCAATATCAATCTGGATGCGAAGGGCTTGTATGCAATGCCTTTGCGCTCTATTGTTGCGAAAGAAGCACCAGCCGATGCAAACGACCTCTCTCATACGGAGGGCTTTTGATGTCAGGGACAGGATTCTTGGATAACTGGAAGCCAGTTGATACAACCAAAGAACCTTCTCAGCAAGAGAAGGTCGAAACAGACCTGCCTTCAACCGCAGAAGTGGTTCAAGCACCTGTGGTGACTCAAACCCTCCCCTCCGTTGAAGAGAGGCAATCTGGAATGGATTCTGGATTTGGTAATGATTTCCCCCTCGAAGCACTTGTTGATGATGCACCTTTACCTATTGAAGAGGATGCTGTCGCTTTGGCAACATCAACATCAACTGGGAACTGGACTTTGCCTCAATCAGCCAACCCTGCATGGAAGAGGATTGCTGCCGCACGATCAACACACGTGCGAAGAGAGAAAAAAGTTCTTTGTGGCGTTGTCGGTGGTCGAAAGGCCGGTAAATCGGGAATGCTTATTGATTCCTTGACTGATGAAGAGATTGCCAATGGCGCAATGATTTTCATTGAGGATTTTGATGCTGGCGGTGACTCCACCGTATCTGCACATCACTTAGACAAGCAAGAAAACATCGTTGTTCTCAACCCCTGGATTACCAACAAAAAATCCAAAAGTCGTGTGCCTTTCAATTATCCTGAAACATTTAACAAGACAATGGATGATTTGTTGTATGCTCTCGAAGTTGCTGAATCACAGGATGAATACTTCAAGGTTCATGGCAAGATGCCAAATCCATATCTAAAGACCTTCATTTTTGATGGGATGGATCATTGGCTTCATATCTGCGGAACTGCTATGAAGATTGAGGATTTAGAACTCGGAGATGATGCAGTTGAAGTATCTGGTCGAAAGACCGCCACTAAAGTTGGCCGTTTCAATTGGGAATTCCGAAAGAACCGATACCAAGCGGCTATGAACACCTTCCAAGAACTCAGCCGACTTAATGTTCACGTCTATGCTATTACTGGCGTTAAGCCCTCTTTTGATTCAAGCGGAAACGAAATCATGGGTGCTGAGATTGCTGCATGGATGAAGGACACCGAGCGTGATTTAGAACAACTCATCGAGGTGTCTTTAGATTTTGAACGAAATGAGATCGGTGAACTCACCGGCAAAACAATCTCGAAGGCTCAATTGAAATTCAATCGAACCTCCCTGCGCCTCCCTGAGCCAGTTATACTATTCCAACAAGAAGTAGGCACAGATGGTCAATGGTTTGGCTACAAGGGCATTAGAGATGGTTCTTTTGAGCATCCAGATGATACCCACGAACTGCCGACTGAGGAATCTGCATGAGTAAAGATTGCGAACACGATTGGAGGCCAACTGGTTCAGCAATTGAATCAAACCCCGATACAGGATTAACAATCAATATCTATTGCTACAATTGCGGAATTGCACCAGTAGCACGTCTAACAATTATGGGGGCGCAAGGATGAAACACGAATGCCCTGACTGTGGCGAGATGATTCATAAAGATGAATGCCCCCAAGAAGCACCAGATTGGTGCTGCCGACCATGCCATTTAGAACGCTATTATAATGATGAAGAATGGCGACAATGCACTGACGAAAGGAGGAAAAAGAAAGATGAGTAAGAATGTTGAATTAAAAGTGGGTCACAAAATCACGATCACCGGCGAAGCCGAAACCATCTTTGGAATTCGAGGTAAATTGTATGATGAACACAAAATCAATTTCGATACAGGATTTGGGAAAAACGGCCATGATTGGGAACTCGATTGGTCACTTGAACATAGCCCTGACATAACAAGGGATGAGGCAATAACGCTCATAAAGAAGTATCTTGATGAGGCAAAATTAACATATACGGTAAAGATGGAAACATACGAGGATTGATGAGCATGAGTGAAAAGGTCGGGATGGTTTGTTTTTCTGGCGGCAAGGATAGCACCGCTATGTTGTTGCGTTTATTGGAATTAAACGACCCCGATTTGCCAGTCACCCGAATTGTCTTTGCCGATACAGGATTTGAATTTCCTGAATTGCTCGAATACATGGAAAAGGTAATGGCTTATATCAACGAAAAATACCCTGAAAGGAATTTGAAACTTGAGTTGGTCGGATCTCCTAAGACGTGGGATGAATGGTTCTATGGCGTTATGAAACGTGGTGCGGGCAAGGGCAAACAACGGGGTGCGCCTCTTCGAGCATATCCTTGCTATTGGGCGAGAGAAGCAAAGGTTCAGCCTTTACAGAAAGCGGCTAAAGAAGCGGATATTGCATATATTGGAATTGCTGCCGATGAAGCCCATAGAACAGGTAAAAAAGAGGATTCACGCAACGATAAGAACAGATACCCGCTTGTTGAATGGGGCTGGACTGAGGCTGATTGCGTAAAATATCTTGACGACCTTGAGATGATAAATGAACTGTATGTTAATTTTAATCGTTTGGGGTGTTTCCACTGTATCAAACAACCATTGGATTCATGGTGGAATCTATGGCGGGGCTATCCTGATTTTTGGGAGATCGCTAAACATTGGGATAAGGAAAGTGTCAAAGTTAGCAATCATGGGCTACGTTCAATGAAACCTGGAAAAGACGGTTATTTGTTGGAAGAACTCGAAGAACGTTTCAAACAAGGATATAAGCCACCATCAAAGAAAGGCAAATTCGATTGTAATTCATGCAAAGCGGTGGCTTTTACTGCTGTTGGTCAATTGTCCTTAGAGGATTTTAACACCGATGATGCGCCAGAACTCATGCACCCTAAATTCATTGATGATGAACCAACGGCTGATGAAGTATTGCTTGAACCAGATGAAGATATGTCCTGTGACATTATGGGAGGGGCAATTGATGAAGATTAAGCCACCAACCCCACAGCCAGTTCCCATAAGCGGAGAGTTGTATTCAACATACGCATGGCATCCCAACGTGGCTGATGATAAGATACTCCGTGTAAGCAAATCCTCGCTTGGCGCATTTCAAACCTGTGAGCAACAGTATTTCATAAAATATGTTCTTGGTGTAAAAGAGCCTCAAAATGATAATATGCTTAGAGGAACAAATGTGCATGACGCATATGAATATATTATGGATCGTAATCTCGAAGAACGAGGTTTTGATGGTGTCCTAAATATCGAGTATGCAACGAAGATAAAAGAGGAACAAGGATTTGATGGCGTAAGAGGATATTTCGAATCTCTTATCCCTCTTGCACAGATTAGCAAGGGTTGGCATGATGAATACGCTACGCCAACGGGAGAGGATTACAGTCTGGGTGAACAAGAACATCTATCTCGACTGATGGATGCGGAGGCAAAACGCTTCATGGATTCAAACCCAGATTCTTTCAAGCCAGTTGGAAATGAACTGGGCGTTAATGCTTTGGTCGAACTCGACATCAACGGAACAAAGGTTCAGGTTCATTTGAATGGATTCATTGATAGATTGTTTATGGATGATAACGGAGATTATCATGTTCATGAATTGAAAACTGGTCTATGGAAAGACAAGAAAATGAAATATGATAGCATGGCAAAGGAGATGGCGTTTTATGTGTATATGCTTAGAAAATCCTCTCAGTTAGAACTTGGCGGAGTCAATATCTCTTATTGGGGATGGGATCATACAAAGGGCATAGAAGGAAAACCAAATGAAATATACCGATTTATTGAACCTGTCAAGGCAGGTGTTGTCGCTGATATGCTCACCGATCTCAAAGCCCTTGTATCTGCACATCTTCGATACAAAGGAGATTTTAACGGCAAAATGTTTGCGACAAAACCAGTAGGGGCGGAACGTTATTTCTGTCAGCCCTGGTGCGCTGTCAAGGGATTCTGCCCTAAATATGAACGCCATATGATGCCTCATGAAATGAGGGATAAAGCGGAGGGGAACTAATGTGCGGTATATCAGCGTGTTTAGTGGCATCGAGGCAGCAACAGCAGGTTGGCATCACATGGGCTGGAAACCTGTTGTCTTTGCCGACATTGACGAATTCCCCTCAGCCGTTCTCAAATATCATTATCCAGAAGTCAAAAATGTCGGAGATGTTTTGAATGTCGATTGGAACGAATACAAAGGAAAAGCAGACCTCATCGTTGGAGGAAGCCCCTGCCAGTCTTTTTCCCATGCGGGAAAGCGACTTGGAATGGATGATCCACGTGGCAACCTCGCCCTACACTACCTCCGTATTGTTAGGGGAGTTCAGCCAAATTGGTTCATCTATGAAAACGTGCCAGGTTTATTGTCATCAAACGAAGGAGAAGATTTCGCCACCTTCCTTAGAGAAGTGGCGGAACTCGGGTATGGGTTCGCCTACCGAATTTTTGACGCTCAATACTTCGGAGTTCCCCAACGAAGGAGAAGAGTCTTTGTTGTCGGATGTGCTGACGGAGATTGGCGAAGTGCCGCAGCGATTTTATTTGACAAGTCGAGCCTCAGCAGGGATTCTGCGAAGGGCGGAACGGAGGGGAAAGGTGCTACCCTCTTCTCTCAGGGAAGCGTTGGAAGCAAGGGCAGGGAATCTTCTCGAAGAGGAATAGTTCATTGTGAAAAAGTTGGACCCACAATGACCAGTTCTGGACCACCATATGCTCGAACTGGCAATGAAAGAGTTGAGCATGAGGCTTTGGTCGTGCAAGAATCAATCCCAATCCACGACAAAGCGACTCGATACAAAGGCGGGGGCGATGGGCGGAACGATGATGGGGCGAGTAATTTCTTAGGCGTTGGTGCTGAGTCCGATCCAATGTATTCATTGACAGCAAACGATAAACACATGGTTTTTCATTATGAGACATTGCCTCTTCAAATAACAACTAAGAAACAAAATGGCTCAGGTATCGGTGATAAGGATTCGCCTTCATACACATTGAGCAAAATGGGGAATGAGGGGGTAGCCGTTGTTGCACCAACATTGACGGTATCTTCACTTGTTAGGCGTTTGACCCCTCTCGAATGCGAGCGTTTGCAGGGATTCCCTGATAACTATACACAGATACCCTGGAAAGGCAAATCCATTGAAGAATGTCCTGACGGACACCGCTACAAAGCATTGGGCAACAGTATGGCTGTGCCTGTCATGCGCTGGATCGGAGAGAGGATTGAATTACTTGATTCAGCAGACCTTACAAATCGAGCCAGCGCAAAGACGACTCAACAAATGACTTTATGGTGATATTATGAAGCAAACAATACGTCATGGAGATTGTCAATCAATAAGTGATGAAAGAGTATATGATTTGGTTATGCTTGATCCCCCATTCGATGAATGGGATAAGGTCAAGACGATTCCAGAAGCAAAAACATATATCTGTTTCACCAATTTTCAAAATCGACATCATGTTCAAGCCCTTTTTGGTAATCCCAAATTCGAGATGATTTGGCATTTCAAAGATGGCAGATGGGTAAGCAATAAGATGCCTCGCCATACCCATGAACACATTTTGATTTATGGTGATTTAAGGCATGATGCCTTTACTGGTGAATACAACTTCAATCAAAAACCGATTAACAAAGGCAAAGGCAGTATTGGGAGAGATACTGATTTAGGAGATCGGACATACCAGCCAAAGGAAAGAAAGATGCTGAATAGCGTGATTGAAGTTCCTCGAAATGTCGGCAAGACATTAGGGGTTTGGGGCAAACCAATAGATTTGATACTCCCAATCATGGAATGGCTTACTGATGAAGGAGAATGGGTCTGGGATGGTTTCGCAGGTAGCGGAACGTTTGGTTGCGTAGCAAAGGCTCTTAATTTGAATTACATTGGTTATGAAATCAAGATAGGGGTTGCTACTGAGGCAAGAGAACGACTACGCAAATATGAAGATCGACTAAAGGGAATTCCCACATTGTTTCAAGAATGGTGATATTATGGCTCTTTTTACTCATTTCCCACGTGAAATTGATATGAGGCTTCGAAAGGTTATTCAAAATGAAAACCAACTAAAGCATTATCTCGAAACAACAAATGGAAAAGGAAACCTCACCACTACTGTTTATGGGTTTAGAGAATTAAAACCAAAGGGAAACCGATGCGAATATAATACGGCAATTATACCTCATTTTGTCATGGATTTTGACGCTGACCAAGCAATAAGAGTTCATAACATGGATGAACAATTGGCTAAAGATAAATGCTGTGAAGAGGTTTTGTCCCTATCTCGATTTCTCAAGGGGCGGCTTTTTCATCATGCAATTTGGTTCACAGGTGGTGGATTTCATATCTGGGTTAAACTTGACAAGGAGTATATTTTGCCCCCTGAGAAGATGGCTGATTTGTTGTTTTCAGGGCGAATGATGATCAATGACTGGGTGAAGAAATTCAACCTCAAGACTCTTGACCCTGTGGTTTCATTCCGACCAGACCGCCACATAAGAATACCCAACACTTTCAATTTCAAACGGCAAATATGGGGCATACCAATTCAGCATGAAGATTTAGAACAGGGGTGGGATTTCATTATCGAAAAGGCACAGAACCCCACACCTGGAATGCACCTTTACGATGGAAAGGGCATGAAATTGGAAATAGTTGAGCGAGATTCGGTGGATATGTTCAAAGGGAGATATGATGCGGAAAGCAGAACCTTCGAGATGGATAATATCGACATTGATATTGAACGCATCAATAACATTCCTATGCTTCCCTGCTTGGCTCAGGCGGCTTGCGAGAAGGGTAGCAACCCTCCACACAAACCCCGTTCCTATTTAATGATGTATCTAATGGACTATTTTCGCAATTTTGCCAGACCTGCAAGGGAGGCGACGGTTTCAAATCAAGAAGTTATGACCTTAACTCACGCATTCATACGTTCTTTGGAATGGTCGGATTATAGCCCCAAAGAAACATCAAAATATCTTCGACACGGTGTTGATCGATATTACCTAACTCCAACTTGCCCTACAATTTATCATGAAGGATTATGTGTAGGCAAGTGTCCGTATTATGATGAAAAGGGGGCTACCGCATGACAACAGAAGAACAAGAATTAGAAGAAATCCGCAAACAGAAAGCCGAAGCAATGCTACAAGCACACCATAAGGGTGAAGCACCACCAGATATGTTAGATTGGTCATTTAGACGTTCTAATCAATCTGGATTCTTCGAGATATGTCAAAAAGAAGAGATGGTTGCCGTGTCCCAAGATGCTAACTGGGCTTCATTGGTAGTCGATATGCTGAATAGCCTAACACTTGCACAACAGGTGGTTGGGAATCATGACTGAGGAACGCATTCTTTACATTGATAATCGAGAGCGTTCTGGTTTGGAAGCATTGGTTATCAAATACTGTGAGAAGAAGAAGTTAAAATTTGAAATGCGTCAAACCATAATTACCGATTATTGTTTCGCAGATGTTGGGATCGAAGCAAAATCAATTGACGACTACATGAGTTCGATGTATTCAGGGCATTTGGAAAGGCAACTTCAAAACTTGGAGGACAATTACACGAACCCAGTTCTTTTGATTCATGGAACGCTTGATCAGTATGTCACTAAAGCAAACAAAAGGGGTCGAAGGTTGAGGTTTCCCTCAGTATTCGCATCCTTTACAGGCTCACTTGCCAGATACCATGCCGACTTTGATGTTTCAATAATCATGTTCCCCGATAAATCAACGGCAGCACGTTTCATCTGCAAGCGGTTTGAAAAGCATGGAACGCTCGGCTCATCAGCCACATACAGGTTGCTTCGTAAGACCGCTACTGAGGATATGAGGATTGATATTTTGCGAGGGGCAGGGTGTAGTGTAGCAATCGCAAAGAGGCTACTTGAGCAATACGGTTCTGTTATTGAAATCGCATCACTTACCGAAAAAGAACTTCAAGGAGTTGAAGGAATTGGCAAAGTAAGAGCAAAGAGAATTCTCAATGCTTTCAACAGTGAGTCTCCAATAGCCCAAGAGAAAATCAAGATGTCGAGGGCTTGATGTAGTGAGCCTTCAAATACCATACTTACGCTGGTTGAGCCTACCCACAATTGAAAAGGAGTAAGTGTCATGTTATTAAAGCCCACATCGGATTCAGGAGATCGCAAATGGTATGATTATTCATTGGTAAAAACGCCATATGAGGGAAGTAAATACATCAAGGAATACATTGAAAGATTCAATACTGTTTCTTTCTTCAATGAGTTCGCAGGTATGCTTTCTTTGTTCTATGTGGTGGGTCAAGTAATTGCCCCGTTTGTTCGAGTTCCAATTCATGGAACGCATCTCGATACAAGAGTTCACGTATATTGGATTCAACAATCCAGAACGGGTAAATCTGCCGCCTATGAATTCACCAAGCAATTGCTTGATGCTTGCGGTGTTGAAAGTGCAAAGTTCACATCAGGTTCGGATGCGGGGCTATTGGGTCACGTGGATGCTGAACCGGAGTATGATGAAAAAGGCAAGCCGACTGGAAAAACAAATTACATTGTCACCAAAGGTTTGCTTAACGGCTACAAGACACTTCTCTTCGATGAAGCAAGTGTTTTGCTTGATGATAAGAAGTCATACTTCTCCGAGAAAATCCTCTATCTCCAGGAGGCAATGGCCTCTATTGGTTCGGCAACAAACAATTTGGCTAAGGTCTTGAAAGGGGCTGATATACAGATAACATCTGGCGTTTCCATATGGGCGACAACCTTTCCCCCAAAGGACATTATGCACCACGTATTAGAAAAGGGGTTCTTCCAGCGTGTGTTCCTATATCAAAATGATGTAAGCCAAGAACTGCGCCAAACCACCAGTGAACACAGACTTCAAGGAACTTATGTTCCCGTTCCTGAGAAGGTATGGGGCTATGATGCGTTGGCTGCATTTATTCTTGAGAAGCGAGATGATGTCCGAACCCGCTTATTGAAAGCCGCAGGTATGACTCTCGAAGAATGGGAGGTGTTGGAGGATTACCAAAGAGATAAAATCGCCAACGACCACTGTTATGATATATTTTCAGTCGATGAATCCTACCACGCAGCATTACTCAATGCAACTACTGATTATTACGACTTGGTAAATAAAATACATGATACCAACATAAGAGAAACCGCAACAACCTTCATCCCCAACATTGAGAATTACACCATCACCTTTGGAAACATTATCGCAACCATCATGGGGGCATCAGTCATTACCGCCGATCACATAATGATGGCAACAGAAATCATCTATGATAATCTGCATAATTTAGTAATATGGCTCGAACAGAAACAGGATTACAGCGCAAAGAAAAAGCGTGATGCTTCACTTCACGAATGGAAGGTGTCATACGGAAAATGTAAGAAAATGGTTCATTCACGCTCGAAGAGAGAATGTGTTTCAAAGAAAGAAATGGAAAAGGTATATGCTGTGGATCAAGGCGTAAGTGTAAAGACGGCACAACGCAGATTACAAAAATTGACAGAATCGCCAGATGCGGAACGACTCATGGATGGCCGAAATGCGTTTATTGCTTTCAATTGGTGATATTATGAAACGCAAAGTAAAGAACTATTTGAAAGAGAATGACCTTCTCCCTATCGTTGCCTTTTCATCAACAGAAGCAGCAACATTAGATACTGGCTATTCCGATCCATCTAAATTTAATCTTGATATGGTTATGCTTTTCAAAGATGATTATTTCCATATGTTCCAAGAGGATATTGACCAACAATACGTTGTTAATGAGCAACGCATAAGGGCGCATTCTTTTAGTGAATTGCCAAAATTTATTGAGGGAAAGACTCTATGCGGATATGACCTCGAATTCGCTATTAAATTGATTAACATTAACTGCTACCCAGATGAGTCTATTTACGGAAACACCTCTCCCCTCGATATTTCAAAGATAATAACGGAAAGGGAGGGTGGCCGTTATTCATTGTTCAACCTTGCATTTTGGAATAATTGCGAAGATTTGTCAAGAGTTGGAGAAGTATTTCAATTGCATAAAGTAAAAATCATAACAGACTGGTTTAACGGGGGCAAGCGTAATGTGGTTAGAAAGTTGAGAACTGATGTGAGATGGATTGCGAACTTGACTTATCGAATGCTCAAACATAACACATTGATTATCAAAAACAAAGGTGAACGTCATAAAATTATAATTCGGATGGAAGAGGAATGAAGAAGTATCGAGATCGGGTAATGCAAACCTGTTCAGGTTGCGATTCCGATGTGCTGGCTATTCGCATAAATGGCTTTTATGCAGGTAGTCGTGACCGCATCTTTTTATGGGAATGCCCTGTGTGTCATTATATCTGGCGAAAGCCAATACCACTGGTGGTGCTTGAAAATGACTGAAAAAGAGAAATTAGGCAAGTGTCCCGACTGTGACGGTCCAATGAGGCGAGTTGATGATACATGGGTTGCCTGTAAAGATATTGAAGGCTGTTCATGGCAAGAAGTCATTCATGAAGATCCGAAACACCAATACTACCACAAATCAGCCGATAACTCCTTTGAAATAACATGGAAAATCATGAAGTCCGATTGGTGGGAAACCATTGATGAAGAAGAAGAATTATATTCATCAGGGGGGCAACGAATGAGTCCTCATTCATCTATGGGTCTTTATGATGAAGAAGAAGAAGAAGAAGAATATCCCCCAAAAGAAGATAAAAACGGTTTCATTCATCGTTTATCCCACAAACCAGTTCACGGTAAGATTTTCTGCCCTCATTGTAAGCATGAATCGGCTGATTTTTACGAAGATTGTATTTATTGCGGAAAGGATGTTGGCTACCAATTAGGCGACGAGGAAAGCAACGGCAACCCTGACTGGATAACACCTTATGATTCAAACCATAAAGGTGCGCTGCCCCTCCCAGAAGGTGATTGATATTGTCAAATACCAATCTCGCTGAGGGTCATGAAAAGACCGCAACTGGCGCATCAACCTATCAAAATGATGGGCTTAGGGATTCCGATGTTCTCACCAGCCCTACACTAACAAATAGTGTTGAACGTGGTCTAAGTAATGGCGTAATTCCGATCACCCTCAACAGATACAATGAAGTAAATCGAAATAATCCAGTTAGCGGGAATGCCTGTGTTCGCCCAAATGGAACATTAGGTAGCACTTCGGAATTGTATGTTGATGCTGGCGTTGTTCAACTCGATGGAATGTTTTACAATGTAGGTTCTGCATCTGTTTTAGATATTTCAGCAATAACAAATTATCTAATCCCTGATTATCACGGTGCGGCAATGCCAAACGGATTAACCCCAACCGATGAGGCAATTCTTCTGGTTTATGTTGATCCTCGATTACCAAACAATATCGGATTCACTTACGGCTCTTATGTCGATACGGGAACTGGGCTATACCCTCAATCCTCTTCCAACCACCTTGTCTTACAGAATACGGTCTTAGCGGCAGTTAGAGTCGGTAAAGGTGCATCAGCCCCCGTTATCCTCGCCATAGAGGATAAGAGGGTGTTTATTCGAGCAGGTCCAATAGCGTTATCTGCTATGAAACATATTGATAGCAGCGAATCAAACCTTAGAAATGATTTCATCGCTACCTTTAATGGGGCTAATTTGCCAATCCCTGAACTTGGCGTATTATTCACTCGAAACCCTTTCGATCCTACACTTACACCTCAAGGTGCAGGTCAAACACATTTATTTTACCAGTCGGATCAAGGGCTTGGGGCGGCTTTGGGCGGCGGCGGTGTTTATCAAATTACGCCGGTTCACCGAACCTCTATAACCCCCGCTATTCCTTATAACACGCCGCTTGTGTTGCCTTTTGGATTGGCAGCACCAAACGGTCTTGCGTTCAAACCCCTTCTAAGTGAAGAAGATGGTTTTACCCCTTTAGTCACTATTGACGTTTATGACCCTGCGAATGCTCATCTCAAAACCTTGCTAAACCAGATTGATTATCAAGTGACCCCCGTTTCGCTGGACTTGTCAGATCCTGGTGCGATTGGAATACCTACCGCACACGTCGCAGTAATCACCTATGTTCATGCGGGACACATATGAACAATGTTAAATAGAAAGCATCTTGCGCCGAACCTGTTGGTATGCTTAGTATAGACGCTGAAAATTTCACCTATGAACGTTCATGGGAACAAATTGAATCCATGCTTGAAAAAGCGGAAACGAAACAAACCAAATGGATAATGGATTTTCATAATGCAAGGGCGAATAACGATAAAGAAACAATGAAGGAATGCGCTCGAAACAAGAAGGCGTTGGAGGGTGTAATCAAAACACTTCGATGGACTCTTGGTGATCGTAAAATTCAACATCCATTAAATTAAAAATCAAAAATTGTTTTATTTGGATTGTCGTTTCGTGACAGTATTGGATATTGTGACTGATTCCCTGCTAAAGCCCTTTCAACTGCAATGATTGTATCTTCGCCCAAGCCATAAGGAATCAATGATTTGGCGTGGTATTTTGGTATCTTTGTTCCATCTTTTAACTCAAATCCTTTGATGCCTTGAGTTCCTGTCTTTGCCCCTCTTGGACCCCATTCGTGATAAACTCCCGCATCTCCAAAACGTTTTACATTTTCTCTCTTTGGAACTTCTTCAACACGGTTGCCGAATTTTGCTTGAAGTTCTCCTAATGGTGTATCGAATACTGGTGCGTCTTGATGCAATCCTCTTCGAGTATGTGGTCTTGGTCGCCAAATATCGCTTGCATTAGTCCAAAGGTCTGTTGGTTTTCGTGAAGGCATAGATGGGTGATTCGGTATGTCGTGTCTTGGCATCCCCAACATTTCAGCGAATGGACCAGAATATGAAGCATGGTTGATCGTTGGGAAAGGAATATCCTTGCCTTTCAAATTAGTTCCATGCGGTTGTCCCAATGTTCTTCCACCCATTTCAGGTTGATAGCGCATCATTCCAGTTGGATTTTCAAGCCAATGATACATTGGGTCGTCTTTATCTCTTCCCTCATGATTTGTTCTGTAATCCTGTAAATCATCAATCAATTTCAATGTATGATTCATCAATTCACGCCCAGTTCTCGCAGCGTCGTTTCCAGGTGTTGGACCAACGCTTGGGTCTTTGAAATAATCTAAATCGCCTTCGTTTCTCGCTCGATTGAAAGCGTCTTTTTTCTTCTTATCGCCCATCCAATCAGTCCATCCCTGCATTCTTGCAGATACAGAATGACCTTCACATGGCGGGGAAGCATAGAACACATCTGGCGTTTTTCCATTCAATTGATTGATAATATCCTGTGCGCTGAAATTAAGGATGTTTCCTGGTAATTCGGGCATATAACCTAAGTCATAATCAGCCCACTTTTCTTCTGGATTCCCTGCATACATGATTTCGTTTCGTAGCACGTTATGGCCTCGATCTCTCGCCGCTTGACCCCAACCTGCGTGTATATCGTCATGCCCACCTGCGCCAGCATAGGTTTCAACCACATTCAACTCGTCTGCCTTCATTAAAGCCCATGCTGTATTGAATACCATATCAAGCCTCACCTTTTTGTTGAGGCTCTTTTGCCACCTGATCCTAATTGCCTACGCATGGCGGGGCGAACAACGCCCCTGCTCTTATTGCGAGCATATCTTTTCTTGGTGCGCTCTCGCTTTACTTTACGTGAAATATCCCAGACACGATGTTCAGCCTGTCTGTATGGCCTTTCGCTGATGTTGGAACGGGTGTAGCCTTTGAACTTGGCTTTGGTGATCGAGTCCCATGCCGTATCAAAAGACTTCTTCGCCATCATTCCTGATACCGCACCGCTAACTGCCCCTCGAACTGCTGGATTCTTTGCTGCGGCCACCCCAACTCTTGCTGCACCTGCGACAAGTGGTGCAATCTTTTCATCGCTCTTTTCTTCACTTTTTTTATCGGACATTATCTAATCTCCATCAAAATATCAATCCTAATCTCATTTGTCCCGTTCTTAGTAATAGGCATGAATGTAGCCCTAAAAGACGGCGAATCGAGGGGGTTTATGCCATGAAGTGCAACCTCAGTAATTGCCTGTGCGCTGCTTAACTGGGTGTCGAATAGTGCGCTAACTGAGATTGTTCGCTCATCAATGCGTTGCACCAGTGTATCACGGCTCATTTTGGTATTCCCTGCGCCTCCATCACGGCTCGAAGCATCGGAACTGCCAGAACCAAGTGAACACTTCTTGATGAGCGTTTGCAGGTGGTCTGTCAAAGCGGCTTTTAGGGGGTCGAGAACGGGCATATCAAATCACCATCCATGCTTTTTCAAATGCTTCTTCATCAGGCCAGGGTCCGTAATGTGAATGCTTCATTGCCTGTTCCCCCATTTGTTCAGGTGTGTATTCACGCATTGTATCACGGATTGGTTTTGCATTCATTTCATAGAACATACGGGGTATGTCGTCTGATCCTTTGAAGGAATTAGATTGGTCATGCACAAACTCCATTGATGGCCTATAATCGCCCCATTCTTTAGGTGCAGGTTCGGGAAAATCAAGTTCTTTATCATAAACAACATAGGCATGAGAATATGGATCTCCTGTTTGAGAATGCGTTATGTCGCTATGAATCAAACGTGGGTTTTTCCAATCAGGATTTCCAGTCATAAGTGCTTGAAAAGCGCATTGATAACAGTTCCCATCGCTCATTTCATTCCACCTTCTTCAATGAACTTTTCACATCATGCCTTTTTGCTTCGCAATAACCTGTTTTTGGGTCCATGCACATATACGCTGGTTCGACAAAACGGCCACTTGAACCAACATAACCATCTTGATGTTCCATCGGACCCCTACATTCAGGGCAGGGCATAGGAACGTTCGTATCGGTATTGAGGCGTTTGACCCCTGCTTTCATCAAATCCCATGTTTTTTCAAATGCGCTCATATCATTTCACCACGAAGTTGCGACTCTTACTCATGCCGAGAGGGAACGCTCTTTTATTATCATCCCTAACACCTATCCTTCCAAGACCGTTTTTGTGTTTTGCGCCGATGATGAAACCTGTTTCATTGACGTTTCGGACACGGATTCTGTGAACTGAAATGATATTGACTGTCGAGGACATAGTAAGGTTTTCTTTGATGTCTTTATCGCCTGAACTTTCATTCAAACCGCTTGTAATAATAGTCGCTGATTTGACATCGACCAGAAGCCCTTCAATTCCTTTCTCATATTGACCAATAATAAGGTTGGTTCGTAAAGAATGTAATTTATGCTTTGCTTCAAACACGGCAAATCTCCCTACAACTCCTTGATTGGGTAAATGAACATCTATAATATCGCCAGCAATAATAGAAGTGGCATTCATCAAACCTTCAATGGTAATCATAGGCGCACCGTTTTCTGCTCTTGCGAGCAAGGCTTTAGCCAATTTTCGTGCAGCAGCAACGCTTTTGATACCAGGTATTTGTTGGCGTAATGTTTTGACAACACCTTCTTCTCCATCTGCTGCGGCTTGACGTATTTTCTCAGTATCGCTGATTCTAATAAATACAATTTCATTACCAGCAATTACATCACCTACAATAACAACTTCATTTGGTGAATCAAACAATTTGCTGACGCTTATGAGATCAGAACCATTTTCATTTCCGATCCTATATCCTCTTTCTTTGAACACATTCTTTGAGAACAGAATTGTTCCATTTTTCTCACTTAGGATTTGACGGCCATCGAGTTGCGATAGATTTCTCATGACCTCCATTGTATTCAGCCCTCTTGTATCACGTGCAATATATCGGGTGCTATGGTCATTGATTTGTCGAATCATTGGGTGTGCGCCCAAATAACCTTCAACATCTCTTGTGTTATCATGGAACTCATCGGTTGGCGTGATAGATACACCCGATTTATTGCCCCCTGCATCATTTAACAAGTGCAATGCGGCATCTGTTGTCCTTATGCCGATATAACCAAATTGCCCTGCAATCGCTTTACCAATTGCCATCCCAGAACCACTTAGGCTCTTTTGAGACATTCCTTTGAAATTCATAATTATGTTCTTATGTTCCGTTGTTATTTCCGCAATACGCCATCGAATGTTTTCGGAATCAATCAAATAAGGAGGGACATAGGTTGGAGATAATTTTTTGCCATCAACATAAATGTCTTTATCGCCATCCAAATGTTCAACCACGCCCTGATTATTACCATCGAAAATGTTGAATGTTTGTTGCCCCGCCATAATGAAATCACTTGGCTCATAATGTAATAATCCCCTGTAAGACAAAGCGGTTTTACTTACAGTATCTATGTCCTTGTTATAATGATACCATGATTGCGACTCGATTTTCATAGCAATAACTGAGTTATCAACAAAGGTAGGTGAAGTGGCTTGTATTACAACTGGTGGGCTTCTTATATCCTCGACTGTCCTAATTGGACTTGTCCCGCCCCCCAGAACATCGGAATAATACCAAACCATACCCACATATTCGCTGACAATGGAACTGAGTTGGTCACGCAATCTATCGCCTCCCGAATAATCAATAGTCACATCATTTCCAGAACGGGTGTATTTCAAACGACCTTGATAATCAAGAGCGATTAAATACCCTGATGCTGGTAAAACAGACCCTTCTTCAACGGTATATACATCACTTCCTTTATTTCCGATCACCGTGACATTTGGATAAAGCCTCATTATTTGAGTTGCTTGTTTTATTGTTCCGGTTTTGATATGTCGAGCATGATCCCCCATGACCCCATTTTGAACAGCATAAATTGTTTCCGATTGATACACCGGCTCTCCACCGCCAGTATGGGATGATTGAGAATACCTTGCTTCAATCTTTGAATTGAAATTGCCTTTATCATCATACCTATGTGCATCGGATTTGAAATGTTGAAGCATATTTGCCGAAGGGATGAGATGCCAAGTCACATCATATTCGTTTGCATCTGGGTAGTCGATGGTAAAGCCCGAAGTAGCGGAGGTAATCGGCTCAATGCCATTAACTCCCTTCGAGGCATTCATTTCAAATATACCGTATCGCTTATCACGTGAAAATGGTTGGCTATTATAACCGCCACCTGTAATTGAACATCTCGGTCCAAGAGTCCAACCATCTTGCAGTAAATCCGATGCGAAACCAAATAATTTCAACGGTCTTACAGGCCGCACGATATAATCCACTTGTCGTCGAGTAGGGTGAGAGGGGTTCGCTTTACCTGAGCCTCCATCGACTTCTGTTTTCAAAACATCACTATCTTCTTCTCGATTTAGATATGTTTTTCTCAAAATATATACGCCACCCCACGCAGGGAGATCGGCAGAACCACGAACAGCCCACGCATCTAAAGCATGGGTTTTGAAATCGCTTCGGGTGGTGTCATTAGCAAAAACCCCGCCTAAAATTGCCCCTTTTGCACTATTTGAATCTGGACTCCATGTTGGTTTTGTTGAATAATCTGGTAGTGTTGATGGAGAACCAACCCCATTTACCGTAAAACCACTATTTGCATAATGGGTCTTTACTACGTGGGATGGAAGAACGGGGAATTGATAACCAAGAATTTTATCAGTATGTAATGAAACGGCTCTCGTTCCAACAACCGCATAATCAACATTTTTGTTTTCATTTCTTTCACTTTCAACTTCCATTACTAATCCTAAACGGGGTTCGGTTCGAGATTGGATTTGGCGAACATCTGTAATCTCCGACACTAAATCGGGGGTGACACGTGAGATTGCATTCGAAGCAATTTCGGCTTCGTGCAATCCATTTGGTGGATAAGAAAATCGCCCTGTTGATTCATTGATTGCGTGGAAATTGGTGTGAAGTGCATTTCCTCTTAAATGGTGAAAATCACTCCCATGACCGAATCTTCCGTGTATGGTTGAAGGAGTTATCATTGCCCCGACTGATTTTTCTTGTTCATAATTTGGATTACCGCTTCTTTGCACTAAATCAATGAACGGGTCACTACCTTTGTTAATCGGTATGTTATCGACCAGATGAAGTATTCCTGTATGTGATGATGATGCCGATGTTGAAATAGCGACTCCATATTTTCGAGAGAGGTAGGCTTCGACTTCATATTGTTCTGCTGTGGTTAAGTCACGATCATAAATTATGACCTCAGCCATTTGACCCGTTAATTGGAATGAACCAACTACGCCAAGTGTTGGTGTGCTTGTTGTTGCCGTTTTTTTGGTGAATACCGCACTTGATGTTGCTTCGGATTTACCATTGACAGACAATGTTTGAGTTGTTGTTCCTCCACCTGCCCCGTCGCTTCCCTCCATTTTCAATGTCACTATCGAAGGGGTGTTTGGAACTACGGTGTCGGCGGCGGCTGAAATTATCGTTTGCCCCGAACCAGTTCCAGTCCTCCATTGCCAATAATTGTCCGAACCACTCATTTTAGCGTAAAGAAGCCATCCAGTATTCCCGTTCAAATTGTCTATGATTCCATGATATGCGTTATCGTCGGAATCAACCGTTGATACAATAAAAACAGTCATGTTATTAGGATTCAATTTTGCATCAAAGGAAACGGCAAGACCATCCCCCCCATCAAAATGAACATGAGGTTTTAGGTTAAAATCAACATCTCGTTTAACAAGTGACGGCTGCGCTGATGCTGTGCCTTGCGTGAATTCAAATGCGTTTGGTGATGAATCAATCCATGAAGTCACGGCTGCGCCATCATCTAATGTAAGTGAATCAGCCTTTAGCCATAATGCGGGATTATTGATCGGTAGTGTAGTCGGCCTTGTATCATTTAATTCATAATCCCAAGCACCTGCGGCCATTGCATCAGGGGCGAGCATTCCGTTTTGAGTAATTCCTAAATTTGCACCAATTCCAATTTGCACATCCTGTTCCTTTGGAGGGTCGTTGCTTTGCCTTATGTTCCTCTCAAACGGGTGTGCTTCTGTGGTGAAGTCGCTCGCAACAAAACCAACCGGAATTGTTTGTTCAACAAAGGTTGTTTCCTTAATGGTTGTATCATATAAGTTGGTGAACCAATATGGGATTTCTTGGGTTAAATCATGTCTCCCTCCATCGAATCGTGCGCTTTGTAGCATGGCATAGTCATTTGCTTGTTCGGTTGGATCGCCACCCATCATATTTTCTATACCAGATGCGCCCCTTATTCCCCATGCTCTCACAGGTAATCTTCGGCTTAAATTTATACCAACATATGGTTCAGCCACATAGAATTGGCGGTTCATATCTTCCCCATCATTGTCAATATCAATACCTTTTATTACACGTATTGAACTGGTCGGGTTTAGTGCATCGCCTATTCCTTCTCCACGTGAATATCGTTCTGTTCCATTTTGATTATAGAGCCTAATTGTTCCCTGTGCCTCTCTAATAGTGGTGTGACCCATCAGTATTGCACTCATAGCCCTTAACCCCTCTATATTCCCATGACCACCCGCATTCAAGCCGTTATAGCCATAATTCTGCAACCATTGAGCGACATACATTCTCTCAAATGCTAATGCTTTTTCGGGTTGCCCATCAACTGTTGAATTAGAGGAATTGCGTAAAAATAAGCCATTTGTCTATGGATAATTAACCGCACGTGGCATCCCTGCCTCTCGATAACGGAAAGTCATAAAATGTTCTCTTGAAGTTCCAAAATATGAGGGATGGCTATATTCAGCCAACCAATGGCAAAGGAATGCGTCAGGTGTTCCCCCAGAATTGGTATCACTTGCTTTAATTAGTCCAAAATCTTTTGAATCAGCATCACGGTTTGTATTCATTAGTTCGGGATCGTGAACAAACAAAGGAGGAACGGTTGCCAATTCAGTTGCTACACGTGGGCGAATTACACCTTCATGATAACCTCTCACGAACCAATTATTTGTTGAATCTTTACTCAACAATTTAATTGGCTCAGGGCGACCTCCTATGCCGAGATAATTATTGATGAAAAAGCCATTTATCATCATTTCGCTTGCAGTATCAAACCTATTTCTTACAGAAAAGGTGTCGCCTTGTAGTGTTAATTTAGTTGCTGAACCAGTCGGAACTGAACCGTCAATTCCTCCTTCTGCGAAAGAAACAAATTCGGGAGTTCCTTCAACATTAGTATGTGTTTGACCTGGCGCAAAGAGATAATCCGCAATGCTTCTATGGGTTGCTGAGGTATATTTTGAATCTGCATTCAAATGCCGCTTTCCTTTCAATTCATCAAGTGGTAATCCATCGGATGCAAAAGAACCTGTATCATAGGCACTTCCTGTGTTTTTAACATCTATTGTATCGAGTTGGAATACAGATGAAGTATTAGTGGGTGCGCCATTTCCAAAACCATGATGTTTATACTCGGTTTCTCCTTCAAACATTAGTGAATATGCTGAACCATGAGATCGGTGCAGTTGCCGCCTCATTGCCATTGGCGTTCCTCTATGGCATAAAGGGGTGACAAACGAATGACCTCGACGGCCAAAACGAATCTTGTGATGGGCTATCAAATTCCCCGTTTCAACACCATTATTTGTTTGTCTAAGCAAACTACCCCGTTCAACATGATCAGATGCTCGATGAGCCGCAAATATCCGTGTATATGCCGTAGGCATAGTATCATTACCCGTTTGAGGGACATAACCACTGTTCGTATCAAGCCCAAAAGATTGTTTTATTTCAGGGTTCATTATTCGCTGACAATGAAAAATCAAAGAACGGTCATTAGTGTCATATTGCGATACCTCACCGTTTGTTTCCGCTACACCGGCCAAACGAGGGTTTGGTGCAGATAGACCCCCCATACCCCATGATTGGTTCGACCACGCTTGCACACGGTCATGGCCGCTTCTAACAAATATACCCCCTGGAATCTCTTCTTGTTTTGGCAATTGGATTCGTAAATTTGGCGCAACCTCTCCATTTGGATTTGATGGTCCAACGAAGGTTTTACCAGTTATTTTGTTTTTACGCTCATTAGTAAATTGATAATCACGTATAATTGTTCCAAATGGCGAACCGCCTTCTAATATGAACTCATTGCCTAAATCATCAACAGTAATTATGCTTTCAAATACTCTTTCTTCATTACTAATTGCCAATCCAATAACTCTATCCGAATTTTCGGTCATTGTTGTCATGAACTCACGTGCATATGCGTCATTTGAAGTATCGGCTATTGCTTCTCTAAAGTGGGGTGTCGTGATATTCACATTTTTGATATGGATTCCATTTGCGCCAGTAGGAACGTATGCTTGTTCCGTAGTTCCTGTGTAAGTAAAGTGATTGAATCCCGTTTCAATACCCATTCCGACATCTTCACTATCTTTAATTGGGAATTCAGTTCCATATTCTAATTTTTGAATTCGTAGTCGGTTATTTGAAACTGCGTCTGTTTCCGCACTTGGATGAATTGTAGTAATCCCTCGAACAGTAGGATATATTGAATGAAAATCAGGAGGGGGCATATCAGGGAGTATGCAAGAATTCAACCCCTCAATTGTAAAACGATTTAGCCCCCTTCCTTCTCCATGAACCAAAGATATTTTGCCATTTGCGGAATTATGATTAACGGCTGGTAGCCCCATATTCCCCCCATCCATTGGCTTTGCCACTAAACGATGAACGCCTATTGCACCCATGCCTTGAATAATTGGTCCACCGTTTTGTTCGCCCCAATAATGGGCTGATGAAATGTCGATCATCTCCCAACACAGAACAATTGTATGCTTTGGCGATTCACCTACAAGTGTGAAAGTGTTATCAAAAACATCACCATTCGAGGGCGAACCAATCATTGCAGATGTTCCAATGTCACAATCAACTAAAGCATTCCACCCCCCACCATCGGGTGAACGTTTCCATGTTAGCGTAGGATTCGCATAATCTCCGTCAGTCACATATTTCGATCCACTTTGACTTTCAACACGTAAAATAAAATCATTTATCATTTCCGAAGGAAATCCGTTTCGGCTCATGGTTGCGATTTCCAGCCTCACGCTACTACCCATCTTTGTTCCCTCAAGAATATGGTATTTTTCCGGCAATGATTGGCGAACATATGTTGCTTTAAGAAATTTTGATTTTGATGAAGCCACCATTTTTATGCGTCTTGAATTGATTTTTGCTGCAATCATTCGGGTTGCATCTTCCGACCCTAAATCAAACCCTGCCGCTTTCAAATCAACCGTAATTACATTTTTTGCTTCTGCAATTGTTGATGATGCAGCCGCTAAAGGGGTTCGAATAACAACAGTAAGCCCCTGTTCCCAATCGGTAGTATTGACCCCTGATTGCCAGTCGGTGACATAGAGATATTGGTTTCCATAGCCACAGTTAGGATATGTGAGGTGCATAGCAAAGATACCAGATGGGTATTTTCCTGTTGATGTTGCCCCCCAAGAATCATTCTTTGCGGGAGAGATATAACGTGAGAATGTTTCAGCCATAATTCATCACCACACGCTTCTGGATGCAAACCATGTTTGCGCCTCAGTAAATGCTAAAGCACGACCCCATAAAGCAACATCGGATAAATGGCCGGAAAAATGAATAGGTCCGGCTGAATTCTTTCCATCACCTGCCGCCGTGATTCCATAGGTTTGTAAAGGCGATGCCAATTCAGTAAAATATCCGGTAAGAGGGCTTATTGGATGCCCCCCTTGAGTCGTTATGGGGGTAGGGAAATGCACATAAGGCGCACCAATCAAAGCACACCCAATTGTTGCCATATCAAGGTCACGTATTGTTTGAAGTGCGGCGGGGACATCTGGATGATCGGCTGCACCGCCAGCATACCCACTTGTTTCAGTCTCAAAGAAACTTCTGCTATTTGGTGAAGCACCTCCCGCCCCATATTGTTCATCTTGAACATTTAACAAATAAGGTGAATAATCGAAAATACCAATTTCAACTGCGCCCGTGTCAGGGTTGGTGATACCTGCCGTATGACCCATGTAAAGGAACGACAACCCATCTTTTCGGCCAGCCATGATAAAATGAAAACCTGTTCCATAAACTACAACAGTTCCACCTGCTACGGCGGCGGGTGCAAGAACTGATGTAAGAACGGGGCTACCAAATGGTAGCGCACTTGGGTATGTAATCGCAACTGATATTTTTTTCTCTCCAATAGCAGGTGGGGTTGTAGCGGTTTCCGAGCCGAGATGCAAACCGTATGGTTTTCCAACGGTAGTTCCATCATTATGAATTGCATGAAAAATTGGTCCTGTTCCAGTTCCCTGCCCTGAAATACTTGATACGCACCAATTAGCACCCACCGGATTGAAGGATTTAACCTCTCCATGTTCCGCTTCAATTGTTCCAGAATTATTATTGAAAAGTGCCGCTACATCCCCCAAACCAAATAATTTTGCGAATATAGTAGCCCCAGTTGGTGACACTTCAACGCCTTGTGTGACTCCATTTGTATAACCTGCAAAAGTTCCTGTAAGTCTCAATTTTCGATTAAACAAATCCTCCCTCGTTGTTGTAGCATCTTGAGTATAGGTTATCGAGGTCGGTGAAATATCTTCATCAGCCCCATAAAGGCCATTTGTCAGTCTTGCATAAAAAAGACACCCTTCCGGCTCATTATTGGAATTAAATGTTGTTTTGTGGTGGAATCCCCTTAACGTATCTTCATTCAAAGTATCTTCATTAAGAAGATCGGTGAAATCTAAAACAGCAGAAGCAGTTCCAAACATACCGAGATTTTGAAAGCCAGAAAATCCAGTTGGACCTTTCGAGAGGGGGTGTTTGTAAAAGTCCGAATAATCATTTGATGAACCATCGCCTATATCGAATACAAGACCTGTATGACCTCCACCAAAGAACAGGATGCCTTCGTTATCCATCAAAGGATAAATAAACTCAACTTCAATTCCCGTTAATTCAGTTGCCCCTTGATAGAAGCCTTCTTTGAAAGTATCTGGTTCGTTATATGGCTTAACGCCAATTAAATACATCTCATCATCATCAAAAGTAGTTGCATCTAAGTTAATCCTTAGATCCTCAAAAGATGCAAGCGCACCGTTAATCCTTACTACTCCGCCGCCACCAGTTGAACGCATTCTGTAATCGGCGGCTTTCCCATCAACAACAATATATTCAAACTTTTTGTGTCCTACGTGCCATAAGTATGCTTGTGCGAGAGAGGCGACGGAACTTGTTTTTGTGTATGTTTTGGCAATTTGCCCCACTCCGTCATATGTTCTTTGAGCATTGGCCGGATCGTGAGAATGTGAGATTGGACCATGAACTGCGCCGGTAAAAGTAGTAATCGGCACATATGTTTCACCATCAGCACCAAGAGGCAAAGGTGCAGGGAATGAATTAAGTTGATATGACCTGCTATTTGTAGCCAACAAACCCCCATGCCCAAATGCTTGATATGGCCGGTAAGGATAGTATGACTTATTTGATAATGTGACGGCAAAATTGCGACCAGTAGCACCTGGAACGGTGCTATGAATTACGATTGAAACTCCCCCTGTTTCACCATCTTTCGACTCAACAGGTGAACCTCTAAATGCTCGAACATATCCTAAATGAGAGTTATATGCGCTGGTTGGGGAACGTTCTTTACCACCAGTTCCAAGTGGATCTAAGATAGTTATTTCCATTGCATCTGGATGCCCCGCCATGTTAATTTTACGAATCAAATTATCGACGGCCTTTTCAAAACTACCTTCGGATTTCATAGCGATTTCTCGTAAATTTAGGTTTTGTATCGCAACATCAGTTAAACCTGTTCCATCTTGCGAAATTCCTTTTAATCCCGTAGCAACGCTTTTTACAACAATTGGTTCTTTCAATTGCCTATTATTGTCTTGACTCCATTCATTAAAGACATCCCATTGAAGGCAACCCATACCTAAATGTTCGGTAGTGCCAGTCCAGTCCGTAATTGGGTAATCCAACCCTAAACAACCTTTCATTGCGGTTCTCAACTGCACCTTATGATTATTTACATCTTCCCAATCAACAACAAGATTAGCCGTATGTGCGGGTAAAGCATTAGCAATTATGCCCCCCATTACTACACTTGCGCCTTCAAATATCTTACTTGTAGCCGTTGGTGCTGAACCTGACAAATTTAGGGCTTCATCATTTTGAGGATAACGAAGGAATGAAACATCCACGTAAAGTCGATTCAAAGCAGCATCAATTTTATGGATTCTTGCCAGATGATAAGTGCAGTAGGTTAGTGTTGGATGGGCGGTAGGGGCAACCGACCCTTCGCCAATAATTACATAGAAAGAACGGCCTAAAACTCCTGTGACAGCGTTTCTGTCGATTCCATCCGACCCTTGAAGTGTGTCATTAACAAAGGCTTCGACACTATCCACTTGAATAAATGAATTCGCTGCACCTGCTGTGAGATCAGAACCGGCTGTGACAACTGCTTGTATTTTGGGTTGTATTGCTTTCAAAGCGAATGAATAAGGGCTGACGGCTTTACTTAATAAAAGATGATTTCGAATCTCAATAGTGGATTCACCATTTAATCCCCAATCAACCGAATTTCGTGCTTCATAGGTTTGCATCTGCACTCGATTTATGGCCGTCATAGTGCAATCAATTCCAATTTCAAAGCCTTTTCCGAATGCGTGAACTCCATTAGTGAGTCCATCGGATTCTGCATATAGGTTATCAACATCAAAGAACATTGAAGGAAAAAGAGGTAATTCAACCAATGCACGTGTTGATGCGTAATCCGTTGATGTTTGTTTATCATTTCTCACCGATACATTGCCTGAACTTACAACTTTATCTTTCCACCCCTTCAAAGATTCGTGTTCCGTTCTTTGCGCCTTTGCATCAGCACCCCCTTGACCAACACCACCTAAAGTGATTGAAACCGTAGGCGTTCCCATATCTCCGATCTCTTTGATTGGTATGCTTTCACCAAGATTCAAATTGCGTTTAACCTCCGAATCGGTCACATCCATAAGATTTGAACGACCTCGAATTTCAAGTGTCGCCCCATCGTTGCCAATTATAGTGTTGAATTCCTCCGCCCGACCACTTATTAACGCAATTTCAATAGAGATATTAGGGGGATTTGTTGATTCCGAAACAGATAAAAAATCATCGAGAACCGCATATTTGTTTGGATTTGCAGGTGCAATCAATATGAAATGATGATCCTTTGTAATTTCATTATCCAGAATGTTGAATACCTGCAAAGTTGAACGTGCTAATGATGCTGGCGTTTGAGTATCGCCTGTATATGAACTCAAATTTTCACCAATAGTCGATGAAATTGTCATAATATGATGTGAAGGATTGGCGGTAGGATCGGGCGTATTTGTATTTTGTATTTGTCGAGGGCGACCATAACCCGCCACCCCATCCTTTACCGATATAACACAATTTTCAATGTTGATAAAGGGAGAGGGAAAAGAGCCATCAAAACCATGTGATTTCAAAAGATGAGATTTAATAGGCCGCTTGAAGTCTTTTGTTGAGATTTCAATTACCCCGCCTGGTGCTACAATCTCCAATTGAACATCCGATGCGGTGGCAGGGGGAGGTGAAGAGTATGGCTTTAGCAAAATATCGGATAATGAGCGATATGTCCCTAATATGTCGAATAAAGTTGAACCAGAAGGAATTGTTTTTTTGACAACCAAATATGGTTGATTTGATTCCACGTGATTTGGCCTTATTCTTGCATTTACTTGAGTTGGCGTTAATCCAGTTCCAGCAATAACCTCTCCGGTCAAATCTATGGCATCATAATACACTAAAATACGGCTTGGACCACCTGCTGCGGTGAGAATGCTCGGTGACTTGATAGATGCAATCAATGTTCGACCACTTGGAGTTAAATGTTTGATGTAGCCATCACTTGATGGTTTATCGTTTATCAATTCTGCTGTATAATCAACATCAAGCCCCTTAATCAAAAAAGGGCGCACATCACTAACAGCAATCCCTATAATTTCATCGTGAACCGATGCAGACAGGTTTGTTGCTAATGTTTCATCGTATGACCCTGCCCCTCCTTGAATGATAATTCGATTGATGGGGTTGCCGCTTGAATCGGTGGAATAGGCCGTGTTTGATTTGTTAAACACGCTTTTTGTATCTCCAATATAGGCGGTTTCCGTAATTTTAACAGGTTCATTTTGCTTTAGAATTGATTGAAGAGACACTTGTTCAGTGGTATAAATGAACTCATCAACAACACCTTGAATTGTTTGTTTTACAACTTGTTCATCGGGTAGTGGCATTTGGTGTAGGTAAAACTCACCATCCACTCGATTGTATGCGGTCATTCCCGACATACCCGAAAGGCCATCATCATTAGATTTGTTTAATTCACCCATTAAATCACCGTGTATTTGTCAATAAAATAACCTTGAACTTGAAGTCTTTCTGCATCTGTGAGAACTCTATCATAAAGCAATAACTCGGCAAATCTCATATTTTGAGGTGCTTTATCGCTTGCTGTTCCTGTTTTAGCGGCAGGGTCGGTGCTTAAAGCCCTGCCGAAAAGACCAAACAAACGATTGTCAAAGCGATAATTTGCGATAACTTTTCCGACAAATGTTCCGCCAGTATTAGAATGATGATGGAGATACGCATTCGTTTGGGTATGATCGAAGGTAATTGAAAACAAACCCGCCTCCGTTAAATTTGCACCAACTATAATCGAGGTGACTCCGTTATTTGTCAAAAAGAACTGATTTGTAAAAGGGTCTTGTCCGAAAAAAGTCTTTGATGTTGAACCGTTCTCTCCTATCAAGTCATAATTTGCCCCCAATGTTCCAGATGGTCGATGAATCATGAAAAAGGCGGTAAAACCATTTGTAGTAAGGTCATGGGTGATTTCCTCCGATTCTCCATCGTTTGTGTTTATATTGACAAGTGCGCCATCCGAAGATGTAATCTTTAATGCTGGAAGAGAATTAAATGATGGGCTTTGCGCCTCATAAATCCAAGTTCCCACCGTATAGACTCCAAACTTATTCCCGCTATAATCGGGGAGGTGGGTGACTGTTGCGCCATCCGATAAACCAGTCAAAGAATTAACTGGAAGCCACATAAGAAGGGAATCAAATGTAGGAGGGTCTGGTAAAGCCACTTCGGTTGCAGATGGAGGATTAGCACTCGTTGAAGTTATTCGACTTTGTATTGAAGAAAAATATGCTGTATTTTGATTCCCGCTTTTATCTTCAAACCGTTGCCCCTGTGTGAATTGCGCTCTTGTAAAAGCATCCTTTTGACGTGTGACTTGATTTGACACTAATACTGATGTTTCTTTGTTTCCAGGGTCTATCACCAAATCGGCATTACCTAATACAAGCCAAATCGGTGTTCCATCTGCATGATCGAATAAGAAACCTTGACCCTTTGGGTGATTTTCGATGGTTGCGGCAACTGTTGTATCATTGGCGAGGTGAACCGATTGACATATCACACGGTCATTGATAAAATCAAGTGAAATAATCCTTATTCGTTCTATTGGATTTATCATTGGGTCTAAATCTGCAATGTTGGCAATCCCAATATCCGCATCTGCTGTTAAATTGATAATCCGACCACTTGCAGACTTTGAAATCCCAGTAATGGGGTGTGTTCCAGATTGGTTAATTATTGCATTTAATGTGGAATGTTTTATCCGATCCGAAGCCAAATAATCTAATGTTCCTATGTTTGACCCATAGGTGTATGCGTTCAAATTTAATGAAGTGGAAGCCCATGTTTGGTCTTTGATTTTATCTAATGAAATCCCAGTAGCGAAAGATGCTAAATTCTCCAAAGCGGAAAAGGTATCATCATTTCCATTGGGATGTGCAGGTTTTTGATATATTCTAAAATATCCCAAATCATTTACATTTTGAAAATCATAGCCAATCAAAACCAAAGGGGTTTCGAAATCACTATCATGATCGGATGTTCCATCTCTCCCCTGATAGGGCGCAGCCTCATTTCGATTGTTAAAGAAATGCAAAGAAGGTATGTGTATCTCATCCTCAAAGTCCCATAATCCGATTGTTTGGTCGGTCACGGATAAAGGACCAAGAATTGGCATATCCTCTCCATTGTCAATACGAATGCTTTCTATTATTCCTCGAAACTCCCCTCCCCTTCCACCGATAAATAAATCGGATGATACGTTATCTAAAACACGTTCCTCAACTAAATTAAGTGATCCTACAAGATTTGTATTCACATATAATTTCATTTGATCACCTGTAAATTGAGCAGTAATAAGCATCAATGGTTGCGCCCCTTCGGATATGTCGTCAGGAAGGTGTTCTCCCCCTGAATAAGACCCTGAATGCGCCTCCCTTAGAGTATTCACATCAAAGGGGGTAATCAAAGTAAAAACACGGCCAATACAATGAATCGAAAATTCAATCGGTGCGGCCTTAAATGGATCTCCAACTTTTAATTCAAAACATTCCGGTTTTATTACAACAGTTCCCCCATAATTTGGAACAATATAGGCGTTGATTGTAAATGCACTCAGTATGTTGTTTAATTTATTTGTTTCTGTTGGGATGTGTAATCTCCCAATTTTAGTCGCATGACTTAACGTGGTTGCTGAACCCCCTGCATAAGTAGGGTGTAAGAGACTTAATCCCGATTCTTTGAATTTGCCTGTTGGAACGACTACGCCATCTGTAAAACCATTAAAACGAATAGCCTTGCTTTTAATTCTATGCAAACCCATTCATAATCCCACCAATTGTTCAACAGGCGCAAGGTTGATTTGATAAGTCCATACCGAATCACCCGCTTCATAACCAGGGTCGAAGGATTGAACTACAACAGGTATAGCAACGCCTTGCCTCAAAAACGGATTTGGCCGAACTGGTTTATTGTTAATAATATCAACTGGGTCAAAATCCTCAGTATTGGATATTGCCGAATGATCGGTTCCAGGTCCAGCAGGTATCAAAAATTGCCTTAATTTCTGGTTGCCGGTTGTCGAGGAAACAAATGACTCATATGGAATTCTTACGCCGATGATATATTTTCTTACCGCCTTTGATTGTGATATGTTTAGAAATTGCGCTGAATCAAAAGAACCGATAGAGTCTGGTAAATCTATCGCAGAACCAGTTAAAACCTGTGGGCTTATCAAAGCACCACCAGCACTTGGATTTGTTATTGAATTGAGAAGATCCTGTAATTTGTCTCCTTTAGTCATTTTTACACCATTAACTCCGCCAGACATATTCGTGACAAAGAATTGTTTATCCCATGAAGTAGTGCTTGATAACCCCTGTTTTCTAACAGATGTAATAACATTCCCTGTATCTCCTGTGGCTACGTTCTTAACAAGAATCATTTCATCTGTATATGTTCCAGATGAACCATTTTGATTGTAATATGAAACGGCGGCGGCTTGACCTGATTTTGATGAAGCCGTTGCTTCTGTCGTGAAGGCAACTGTTGAGGAATTTACTTTAATGCTTGCCGCATTCAAAGCATTTTGAATTAGTGTCGATAAAGCGGTGGTGGTTGAAACGGTTGAAATATCAACATAAATAATGCTGATTGTAGCAACAACATTTGAT